AAATCAACTCGGCTACTTCGTGCGGCATAGCGTCCTCAATGTGCAACAGTTCAGCCATCGTCAGCCCTCCGTTCGCCACGCGACGTCAGCGGTCTGCACGCCGAGTCGCAGCGCCTCCTGGTGATCGCTGACGAAAACGTCGATCGTGTGCCCATGCACGCCGGTGTCCTCGGCGATGTAGGTGTGCCCGTTGATCCGCACCTCACTGCCGAGCGGGATGACCTTCGGGTCAACCGCGATGGTTCTGCCCTCCGCGGCGGTCGTGCCGGTCGCCGTGATCCCGTCTGCGTACTTCCCGCAGCACTTCTCACATGGGCAGTAGAACGTGAGCCGGAATGTGCCGCTGCCGTCCCATCCGGTCGCATCCACGACCTCGTCGTAGGCAAACTGCAGGTCGTCAGTCTTGTTTTCCAGCGCCGTGTGTTCCAGTTCCAGCTCGGCGATCCTGGTCCACGCCGTGTTTAGCTCCGACTCGGCGCGCATGATCTGCCCGGTGAGCACGTCCTTGTCGTCCTCCAGCGCCAGCACCTGCCGCATCAGCAGCTCGCCGTTGCGCTTTGCCTGTCCGTACCGGACGCAGTACACCGTGGTGCCGGTCAGCAGGATCGCGCACGTCACGAAGCTGCCGAGCGCGGCGATGATCGCGCTGTAGTGTTTTCTCTCTTCTCGGGTCATAGTCTTCAGAGCATCCACTCGATGCTCCATCCCTCCTCTCGTACTTGGAAAGCGTCGCCCAGCTCCACGATGTCGGGGAAGTTGTGCGTCGCAGTCTTGATGGCGTACTTGTCGATCTCGGTTGCGAAGTAGTTCCCGATCTCCGCGCCGAGGTTGTCCAGCGCGATGTGTCCGCAGGCCATGCCGTCGTACATCGAGAGCACGTCCACCGGCGCATCGGTAAGTCCCTCGAAGTGCCGCATCAGGTGCATGATGACCTCCACGGTCCATCCGTTGCCGAGCATCTTGTACGCCTGACTGTCGCTGACTGGGAACACGTACCACTCCGGCACGGTCTGCAGCCGCTTGCACTCGGTCACGGTCAGCTTGCGGATGATGTAGCAGCCGTCGCGGAGCTTGATGGGATATTGCTTGCCCTTAATGGTGATGAAGCCGTCCTTGACCTGATACACCGGGCACTTGAGTGTGCCGCAGTATTCGTAGAAAGAACAGGTCGTGGTGAGGCAGTTGCTCTTCTCCGCCATTCTTCTTCCTCTGCGCGTCTTGCTGTTCTCCTGTGCGAGGTCCACGCACTCACCCGGTGCAATCTCAGCGTAGCCCTTTTGCGTTGCCTCCGGCACGCGCATCGTCGGGCAGGCACACAGCCCCGTCTTTGCGCCCACGCCTCCGCCGTTCCCGCAGAGTGTGACGCTCTTGCGGTCCGGCGAGTAAACGCGGTACTGCTGACTGTCAAAGTCGGCGTTCTTGGCGTTGCTTTCGATGGTGCCGATGCGGACAGGCTCCGCGACGCCAGTTGCCCCGTAAGTTGATGTGTAGCCGACAAAATTGGCGATGCTGTTCTTGGCATACTGCGCCTTAATGGTCTGTGCCTTGCCGTCCTCGGTGATGTTCACCGGCTCCGCCACGCCGTCACAGGCTTCCTTCCCGCGCGTCGTGATTGTCCGTATAGCGTGAGAGTCCGCGATTTTCCCGCCCTCGGAGGCACGGAGCGCGTAGCCCTTCTCCCGCCATGCAACGCCGCTTTCCAGAATGTCGCGGAGCAGGATGCCCCTGTCCTCCGGCTGCTCGATCTCGACCTGCTCGTAGCTGCCGTCCTCCCTGCGCCGTCCGCACCAGTAGAGCCTCTGGCGGTTCTGCGCGGAGACCAGAGCGGAGTTGATGAGCACCGGCTCCACGCCGAGCATCTCGGTGATCTGCGCCCGGATGGCAGAGCTCATGCTCTTGTTGTTCTCGTACAGGAAGTAGTCCGGCTTGAACTTGTCCCGCGCGATCACATAGTTGCGGAACAGCTCCCAGCCCATGCCGCTGGCCTCGGTCTCGCGGTTCTTCGTCTGCGCGATCGACCAGTAGGTGCAGGGGCTGCCGCCTATCAGTAATCTCATCTGTATCTCCTCAATTCAATCCTTGAAGTAATACGCCCCTTCGTAGCCGTCCGCTCTCAGGGGCAGTCCCTGTGCCCAGGGGATATCCGGGCACATTGCTTCGCACATCTGCGCGACTGTCTTCCCGCCGATGGGCTCGGTGCAGATGCATTCGTCATGCACGTGCGCCCGGATGTCGAAGCCCTTGTCGGTCAGCGAGAACATCGCCTCCCGCAGGATGTCTCGTGCTGTGGCCTGCACCAGATTCTCCACGAGCTTCCCGCCCCACGTCTCCACGCGGTTCCAGCGTTTCGTCTGCTGATCCACGCCCATGTAGGTCAGGGATTTCCCCGGCTTGCGGTCGCTTTCGGCATACTGCGCGCCGTAGTAGGCGAGCCGTCTGCCGCTCGGCAGTGTCATCCAGAGGATGCTTTTCTCCATGTCAAAGCGGACGCCGCCGAGGGAGGAGACCGTGGATTCGTTCCGTGCGACGCTGCGGATCGCGGCGCGCTCCAGAGACCGCCATAGCTCACAGATGCGAGGGGATGACGCGCGCCAGAGGTCCACGGTCTCCTGCATCTCCTCGCCGCTCATGCCCATCTTGTCCGCACCGAACGCCTTCAGTGCGTTCACGCCGCCGCCGTAGCCCAGTGCCAGCTCCGCGACCTTGCCCTTTTGCCGCAGCTCCCCGTTCAAGCCGTGCTTCACCACGGGAACGTGGAACATCTGGCTGGCGGAGGCGCAGTAGATGTCTCCGCCGTCGCGGAAGGTCTGGAGCCGCCACTCTTCGCCGGCGAACCACGCGGTAACGCGCGCCTCGATAGCGCTGAAGTCCGCCACGAGGATCCTGTGCCCGTCCTCCGGGATGATCGCCGTGCGCACCAGCTGACTCAGCGGGTCCGCCACGCCGTCATAGATGGCCTTGAGCGCGGTGTAGTGTCCCTGTCGCACGAGCTGACGCATCCCGTCCAGATCCTCGGCGTGGTTTTTCGAGAGGTTCTGGAATTGCACGAGTCGCCCGGCGAACCGCCCGGTGCGATTGGCGCCGTAGAATTGGAAGCATCCCTTTACGTGCCCGTCCGGGCACATGGCTCGGAGCATCGCGGCGTACTTCGCCGTTGAGCTCTTTGCCAGCTCGCTCCGGAGCGCCATAAACTCCTTTGCCTCATCGCTCCGAAGCTCGCTCACCACGTCCGCGATCACCTTTTTATTTAATGAAGGGAACTGCTTGCCCTCCTGATCATAGAGCCATTCCTTGATTTGGCTGACGGACTTGGGATTCTCCAGACCGGTGATCGCGATGGCGCGCTCGGTTAGCTCCGCCTTGTACCGTTCGTCCATTGCTACGGCCCTCTCGGCAAGCTGACGGTCGATGCGCACCCCGTTCTCGTTGATGCGGGCGTCGAGGCAAAAGAACTTGTGCTCTCGTTCATCCGGAACCCACTGGCGCAGGAGACGAAAGATGGTCCGCTCCGCCTCGACGTCCCGGATGCAGTAGCTGCGGAAGGTTTCCCATTTTTCCGGGTAGTCCTTTGGGTCGTTCCATTTCTTCGGATTCTTCTCCGTTGCCCGCCGAGGGACACAGAAGAACTTGATCAGTGCTTTGCCTTCCTTCATCTTGGCCTGATCCTCCGGCAGCCCGAGCGCCTTGCCTGCGGCGTCCAGGGACATCGGCAGCCCGCAGGTGGCGACAATGACCATGGTGTCAAGCCAGCGCTCCGGCGGCGAATAGCCGATTTCCCTGTGGATGACCTCGCGCTCGAACGATGTGTTGTGGGCACAGAGCATCACGTCAGGATCATCAAGAGCGGAAAGGAAATCTTCCGGCCATGTCTCACCCTGCGCGAAGTCCACGAGCTTCACCGGCCCGTCGTCGAAGGCGTAGGCGAGGAGCAGAGGCTCGAAGCTGTCGTCTTCGATATAACGGTACGATCCGCACTTCCCAATGTCCACGGCGCTCCGGGTCTCAAAATCACAAATGCAGTAGCGCATGTTTCCTCCGATAAAAGCGCCCCGGGAGCGAGGGACGCCCCGCTCCCGGGGTTGTGGTGTGTCAGTCTGTCGATCAGTCGAGGAAGCTGCCGCCGGTCATGTCGCCGAAGTCAGCCTCTGCCGTACGGCCGCTGCCGCCGAGGCTCTTGTCGTCGCGGGTCTTGACGAGGTTGTTTAACCCTGCTGCAACGCCCATGTTGCCGCTGGTGTTGTAGGCGAAGAATGCCACGACCACAGCGCCCCAACAGCCGGAGTAGAAGTCCTCGCTGTCCAGTGCCTCGGTCAGCTGACCGTTCGCCAGTACGCGCACACCGGGCTTGTGATCCGTGCCGGTCGAGGCGTTGAAGAACCACATGCCCTTGTAGGTGTCGTCGTCGGGGTACTCCTCGTCGCCGTCGCGCAGGGGGAGGTGCAGCTTCGCGGGGGCGGGCATCTTGCCGCCGAACTTGGTGGCAACACCGGCCTGCTTCGCCGCGTCAACCGCGGCGTCGATCAGCTGCTTGGCCTGCGTGTCGGTCTTCGGGATGAGGATCTGGACGGAATACTTCTCCTTGCCGTCGTCGTTGGTCTTGGGAGCGAGCACGTTCGCATAGCTGAAGCGGACCTCGCCGAGACGGACGGAAGTAGCGGAGATAGACTTGTTGTAGTTAGCCATGATGATTTTCCTTTCTTAATTAAGTGTTTTCGGTTTTGGTGATTTCGGTCATATCGTCAAAGGCGGCGTCGGCGGAGTTGTACTCCGGCCTCGGGTCGTCCTCCGGCACGAGTTTCAGGGAGCCTTCTCCCTGAGAGACCAGGCCGCCGAGCAGTGCGCGGAAAGCTGTCTTGCCGAGGGTTTTTTCAATGTCTCCTACGGTCTTGAGCTCCGTCCGCTCAAACTGCTCGGGGCCATAGCCATTGCGTAAGAGCTGCGCACGCACGTCGTCGTCATTGAGCCACTTACGGGCGGGCTTCCGACCGCGTACCAGCTTGTAACCGGGATATTTCTGGCCTTGTCTGGCACGCTCTTCTGTATACTCCCGGATGTCCTTGATCCATGCCTCCGCGGCGTCGAGGGAGGGAAGGAGCGCGGCGATCTGGTCGTCGCTGATCTCGCCGGCGGAGACCAGCCCCGTGTTGAATACTTTTAATGCCTCGCTTACGCGGGCGGCGCACACGGCCTTCGCTGTGCAGAAGCGGCAATGCTCGCCGGGGACAAAGTCGCCCTTGCCGTCCCATGCCAGCTTTGCCTGCTCCACGATCTCCTTGCCCGCCCACAGGCCGAGGTGCGCCCGGTCAGTGTAGTCCTCGGAGAGGTTGTTGATGCGCGGCTGCACGATCGTGCAGCGTACGGTCTGGAAATCATAGAGCGCGCCGAAGGCGTTGATCGCGCCGAGCGCATATAGCCGCATCTGCGGATTCTCCACGGCGGAGACCTCTACGCCCTGGCCATGCTTGTAATCGATCACGTCCAGCAGGGAGTCGCTGACGATCAGTGCGTCGCCGGTGCCGAAGCCGTGCGGCACCCATTTCGAGAAGTCGAGCCGCTGTTCCAGGAACAGCTGCGTCGATGGGTCGCTCTCCTTGGCGCGCAGGTATCGCTCTATCACAACGTCACAGTAGCTGTCCGTCGCTTTCTCCATGTCGTCCGGGATATCCCCGGAGGACTCGACGAGCTGCCTGCGCAGCGCCCTGTAGCGGCTGACGTTTATGCCGGGGTACATGCAGCGCTCCTCGGGAGTCATGGCTCCGTGCTTCGCCGCAGTCATGTGATCCGCTTTCCACACGGCGTAACGGATCTTAACCTCGCCGAGCGCGTGAGCCTTCGTGCCCTCTGCCGCATAGGGGCTGGACTTCTCGCCGAAGCGAAGATTCAGACGCTCGCACAGGCGAGCCGACGGGGTGCAGACGGACCAGCGGTACGCGCTGCTCGCGCCGAGTACGGCGTGCAGTTCGGGCGGCATCACTTCACCCCCGCGGCAGCCTTCACCTCGTCAAGCAGGGTCTGATATTCCTCGGCAGGCACGCCGGAGAGATTCTGCCAGCCGTGCTTCTGCATGATGGCGAATACGTCCACATTGCCGCCGTTGTCGCCCGCGTAGTAGGACAGAGAAGTAATCATGTCCTGCTTCGTCAGCTTTGGCGCGGGCTTCGGCTGCGGCTTGATCTCCGGTTCGGGCGCAGGCTCGGCCTCTGCCGCCGGCTCCTCTGCCGGCGTGCTCTCCGGCTCCACGACCTTCAGCTCCACGACCTTCGGCTCCTCGGCCGCCGGGGTCTCGTTTGTCTCCGACGCCCCGGACTTCTTGTTCGTGCTGAAGACCAGCGGCGCGACGAGGCTGTTCATGGCGCTCATGCTCTTCTTTCGCTCGTCCTTGTCGGCGTCCATGACCGCGATGAAGGCATGCAGCCCGGAGAGGTAGCCCATGAGCTTGCCGAAGTGATCGCTTTCCACGTCCGCCGTTGCCAGTGCGTCGAGCAGCCGATCCTCGCAGCCCCTCATGGTCTCCATTAATTTCTGATCTGCCATTGATTAAGCTCCTTTCAAATTTGATATGGTGTGTTGGTTTATTGCTTACGCGAGTTCTTCCCACGTGAAGCGACCTTTGCCGCTGTTGCGCCACTGTCCGATACCGGAGAGCGCGCCGTAGTCCAGCCATTCCCGTACGACCTCCTCGTGCGCGTCGTCGAGCAGCATGATCTGGAAAGTGACGGATGCCCCGGCGGGGATCTGCTCACTGCATGCCAGGCTCACGCGTTCGCCCTGCATGGTTTGCGCACGGAGCGGACGCTCGCACTTGCCGATTTCGCCGTAGTTCTCAAACGGGATGACGCGCGGCTGCGGGAAGATCAGCTTGTCGATCTCCTTCTTGAACGCCTTGATGCCGCTGGACTTGCTGCCCTTGATCTTACGCAGACCGCCGCAGCTATCCTTGAAGAAGCCCTTGATCTGGTAGTCGTAGAGGAACGGCGTGCCGTCTTCCGTGCGCGGGAACACCGTCATACCCTTCTCGGCGACAGCGTCCGCGCCCAGTGCGGCGACTTCGTCCTCAACGCTCGCGGCGTCCGGCGCTTTGCTGCCGATGAAGTCCCGGTAGATGTCCTCGTTCGTCGGGCTGGTGCCCAGAATGGGTTCGGTGAAGGTGAGTTTGACTTTCATGGTTTTCATAATTTGTTTGCTCCTTTTTAGTAATGTAGTGTGTTGGTTTCGTTTCGTTGCGTCGCAACGCGTATCACGGCTAATCTACGCCAACGCAAATCATCGCTGCACTATGCCATCGCAAATCGTGGCCTCGCCTCGCCTTTGCTTAGCTGTTCTATGCCTTGCCTTCGCTGTGCGATGCATCACCGTTCTGTGCCTTTCCTTTGCCGAGCGCATCTGTGCCTTTCCTTTGCCGTGCGCATCAGCGCCTTTCCTTTGCCATGCGCGTCAGCGCCTTTCCTTTGCCGTGCGCATCAGCGCCTTACGGATCGGTGCCGTTCCTTTACGTCGCAGAGCGCGGCTTCACCCTTGCGTCTGACCGTTTTCAATGCGCGCCACCTCGGCGGCGCTGATGCGCTGGTTCCCGCCGATGCGAAACGTGCGCAGCTCACCGCGCTCGATCATCCGATAGATGGTGTTGCGTGAGCAGCCCCAGCGTTCGCACAGATCGTTGATGGTGAATGCTTTGTCAGTCATCGTTCTCACCGTCCTCCTCGGTGAAGGCGGGCCCGTCCACGACGGTGACCAGCCCCTCGGACTGCGTGATGATCTCGCTGGCGAGCTGCCGCGCCGTCAGTCCTGTGCGCAGTTGCAATCGTTGCAGCGTGTGTACCGCCTCGCGGGTTAGCTTGACCGTGTCGCAGTTGATCGGTTTGTTGTTGGGGTTCGACATCAGAATGATTCGTTTGCTCATTTGGGTTTCCTCCTTTTATGAAATTTGGGTTTTGTGGGTTGTAGTTTTCTTCCGTTTGTGGTAGGATTTTTTCATCTCAGTTGAAGGGAGGTGGATGACATCGCTATCACGGAAGAAGTCTTACTGACTGCTCTGTTGAAGGGATGCTTTTCACGGCCCCGTACCCGCGCCCCACTCACCATGAGGGCGACTCGACGCGCTGAGTGCGTGGAACCGTAACCACGGAACGAGAGTAGATAGCTAAGAAGCGTTGCCGCACGACGCGCGGATGCGTGCCCACCATAGTGCGTAACCCCGCTGCAGCTGTCCCGCGGGTAAAAAGAATGCGGAAGGGAATATCCGTAGTGCGGCTGCGGATATTCTTTTAATGCGAGGGCGGTTATGCGTATTTCGGATTTCTTTAGGCCAGGAGCGTTTCGGTATCGGAAAGAATATTTCCCGTCCATCCTGTCTTTCGTTTCTTCCCTCACTGCGTTGTGCTGGAGCAGCTATGTTTTGGCGCAGAAGGGCGTGCCGGACTGGAGTAGTTCTATCTGGATCACATTCCTTTACCGAAGTTTTTTGGCCTGGATATTTGGCGCCCTGTGGGTTGCTCAAATCAGTGTTCTGATTTTGATTCCGGCCCATTGCTTATTGTTTGGCGGGCCTAAGACGCTCGTGGATTCGCCAGCTTGGAACGCCGAGGTACAATTTGGAAAAGTAACTTGGTTTTTGGTTTGGGTGCAATGCCTTATTTTCGGAACTGGTGTGCCGTTTTGTTTGTTTCCTTAGCCTCCGCCTCCGGGCGGAGGTTCTTTTTTAGCCCAGCGATCCAGTTTAACTGGATTTTTCGGGCAAAATAATATCGTCCCTTGGTACATCGTAGAGATCGCACAGGGAGTAAAACTGCGTAATGCGAGGCTCGGTTTCACCGTTTTCCCAACTGCCCAGCGTCTTCTCGCTGATTCCGAGATGCTTTGCGGCTTCGGCCAAATTGAAACCGGCATTCACTCGCGCGGCGCGCATTGTGATCTGCGGCATTTTTTTTTGTCACCTCCTTGCAATTCAGTTTTTCTGAATCGTAATCTAGCACAACATCTTGAGGTTGTCAAGAGGTTAAATTCATATTTTCGGAATTTTTCTTCTTGCAATCTGAATCTAGTTATGCTATGATGTGAACAATCCGAGGCAGGGGGTGTGAAGTTTTATGTCCGATCAAGAGGTAAGTCATATCTTCGCAATGAACCTACGTCGTTACATGGCGCAGTACCATATTAATCAAAAGGAACTTGCCGCGCGGCTCAATGCAAGTGAATCTTCCGTGAGCAATTGGCTGAACGAAATCAATGTTCCGAGAACCGGTGTGCTCCGAAAGCTCACGGATATCTTTAATTGTAAAGTATCAGACTTGTTGGAGAGTAAAACAAAAAGCCCGTCCCCCGAAGGGAGCGGGCCGAGCGCCGAAGCGCAGGAGACGGCTATGCTGTTCGACCGGGCAGAGCCGTGGGTGCGGCAGCAGGTTCTGTCCCTGCTAAGAGCTGCCGAATCTGCTCATGCAGCTCCGGATGCCGATCATAAAGATAAATGAATTCGTCGCGCTCTTCCATATCATCACTCCTCTTACTCGATTCCGTACCACGGCGCGATCCCGTTCGGTGATGGTAGTGTAACCTATAATGTCACGCCTGTCTATTCGCGGAATAACTGAAACAATTGTTTCAAATTTAGAAGCCCCGCACATTTTGTGTCTGGCGCGCCGGCGAATACATAAAATGGGGGCGGCTCCGGACTGCCTTCCATCGCCGCCCCCTCACCCGGCTGGGGGTGACTTCAATATAACGGCACAGTCCGACTCATGCAAGGACTCATTTCTGAATCAGGAGGTACAGTTTGTGGGCAACACGACGTCAGAAAAGGAATATTCCTCGACACATGATCTTATCATTGACCTCAAAAAGAGCAAAGAAGAGCAGGGCCTGTCCCTCGCGCAGGTCAAGGACATGCTCGCCGAGATCGGATTCTATCCCTCCAAGACCACGCTCCAGCGTGTGTTTGAAAAAGGCAGCGAGGACAAGGGCTTCAACTACGAGACCACTCTTCGCCCGCTGATGCGGGTGCTCCTGAAGAACGAGACACCGGATGGCAAGATCGCGTTGTACGAGGACGCCCTGCGTTATAAGGCCGAGCAAATCGAGTCCCTGCACAAGCAGCTCGACCATCTGCGCGAGGAACATGCGACGCGCTGCCACAACTGCGAGGGGAGGATCCGGTTACTTGAAGAGCAGATCGAGCTGAAGGACCGTCGCATGGATGAGCAGGCGCGCCGTATCGACAAGCTGCTCGACAAGCTGCTGGACAAGGTGTAACAGAAAGGAGAAACATATGCATATTATTGGGTCACTTCTGATCACGGCTGTTATCTATGGCGCGGTGCCTATGATCGTGCTGGCGTTTGCCAAGCACATCGAGGAAAAGAAGTATAAGAAGGTCTGTATCATAAGCACAATCATTGTCGGTCTGATATGCAACGTAACATCCTCTATGATGGGCGAGGGAATGAGCTTCGCGCCGGCACTGATTTGGGGCACAGTGTTCTATTATATCGGCCGCTCGATCATCAAGAAGCGCTGGTAAATAAAAAATGATCGCCCCGGTGCTGGCACACCGGAGCGATCGCGCAAACAATATTCGACCAACACACCATATGTAGAGGAGCACTGTCTGCTCCTTCATTGTAACCCAAGACCGGGATAATTGCAAGGAGGAAATCATATGAGCAAAGTAAAGAAGAACACCAGAAGAGGAACCTATGCCACTACCCTCACTCTGCCGGATGGCAAGAAGGTCTACCTCACCGGAAAGACAAAGGAGGAATTGGAAGAGAAGAAACTGCAGGCAAAGATCGACGTCCGCATGGGCGTTGACGTGGCAGATGACTCGCACTTCGATCAGTTCGCCCGCACCTGGCTCGCCATGTACAAGCGTGGGAAGATCCGCCAGACCTCGTTTGAGCTGACGGAGAGCCTGATGGAGCGTTACGTCGTACCGTATTTCTCCGACCGCAGGATCAAGGACGTGCGCCCGATGACCGTGCAGGGCTTCATCACTTATCTCTCGGACACCGGGCTGGCTGAATCCACGCAGGCGAAATGCCTGCGCATCGCGAAGAATGTCTTTCAGGCTGCGGTGGACAACGGTCTGATCCCCAAGACGCCGTTTCGTAAGGACGACCGCGTCGTCTCCGACACACCGAAGGAAGAGCCCGAACCGCTTACCGACGAGCAGGCGCGCCGGCTGCTCACCGCGCTGGAGGGCACGCAGGCGTACACCTTCTGCCTGATTGCGCTCTCCACCGGCATGCGCCGCGGCGAGATCCTCGGACTCATGTGGGAAGATATCGACTTCGACGCCCGGATGATCCACGTCCGGCACAATAAGGCGTTCCCGATGAACTCGCTGGACGCTCCGGTTACTGAGCTCCTGAAGACGGAAGCCGCGAGGCGGGATCTGCCCATGAGCTCACAGCTTACGGGGCATCTGCTGGCGGTCAAAGAGGCGTCCGGCTCTGATTACGTCCTCGCCATGAAGAATGGCAAGAGCCTTAGCAAGAGCGGCCTCAAGTCTCTGTGGACGGTGGTGAATCGCCGCACTGCGGGAAAGGGACCCACGCCGCGCAAGCTGGGGGAGTCCTATGGCGGCATGACCGTGACGCTGGACTTCGACGTCCACCCGCATTTGCTGCGTCACACCTTTATCACGCAACTGTTTGAGGCAGGACTGGATATCAAGCAGGTGCAGTATCTGGCCGGGCACTCCACGCCGGACATGACGATGCGCGTCTACAACCACTACCGAGCGAAGCAGAGGCAGGACGCTACGGCGGAGCAGGTGCGCGCCGCGCTGAAATATTTGGACAGAGGGGTGAGCGCCTGACAGCGTTTACCATAATGTCCCATAGTGCTTCACCACGACCGCCTATTTTCGGGTTTACATAATTCGGAAAAATTTGTCAACTTTTGCCAACTTTTGATTGAAACATTGTGCAATATAGTGCAACAGAAAGTTGACATCATACAATCGTCAAAAAATTTTGTTCAATCACGCTTGGCAAAAAAGTTAGAAAAAAGCCTCAATTTCCGAAGAAATCAAGGCTTTTCGTGGTGCCTCGTCGGGGATTCGAACCCCGGACACCCTGCTTAAAAGGCAGGAAAGTGAAAACCCCGCAGCCCTTTATTCATGCGGGTTTGAAGGGGGTGTCAAGACACCTTTTGCCAACTTTTGTCAACTTTTGAAAAACGGCTAGTTTACATAATCTCGGTCTTGGGTGTTCAAAAACTTCATGTTTCAAAGTGTTCCTTAGAGTTACATAATATTTCGGCGTATTTTATTTATCTCATAATTCTCTCGATAAAAATAATCCCTCCGACCTCATGAGCCGGAGGGATTATTTTCAGTTAGCCTGTGGGTCTGGCGTTTTTCTTCTCGAGTGCGGCGTCGATTTGCTGCAGCTCGGCTTCAAGGCGATCCATCTCTTCATCCAGTTCGGCGATTCGCTTCAGGCGCTCGGCCTGTTCTTTCGTTGCGCCGACACCCTGCTTCGCCTCATACTGGTAGGCAAGGAGTTCGTCCCGGCGATCATTGGCGAGATCGTAGATGCGGCGCCCAATGGTCCGGGAGCGCTCCTCCAGCTTTTCGTACGCTTCGATTTCAGCTGCGGATCCCGCGGTCATGTCCCAGTCTGTGTTGTTGAGCGCCTCGCCCTTGGTGATAGGCTTGCCCACACCGGTGACATTTCTTTCGCGCCCGAACTTCGGGAAGCTCTCCTCGGCGATCTCTTCCAAGGTCGCCCTGCCGCCGCCGCGCGTCGGCTCCTCGCTTGCCGGCTGATTGTATTTTGCGTACTTGGCTTCCATCTTGGCAAGCTCGCTGTCCACCTTCTCCTTGCTATAGTCGATGACGGTCTTACCGACGCCGGATGCCTCGAAAAGATACCGCCGCTGCTCATCCGTCAGGTTAGGGATGGAGTAGATGATCTGCATCTTGCGCAAGCCGGAGCTGTTGGAGACGGAGTTGCCCTTCTCGTTCTTGATGCTCGCGACGTTGTTGGCTTGAGCCGTGATGTCGTAATATTGGTCAATGGTCAGCCCGACATCCTGTGCTTTCAGCGCCCTGTCGTTTGCGGTACCGATAGCACCGCTGCTGAACGTGATGTCCTGCTTGACAAGATTCTTCTGATCGTCATTCAGCCAGCTGACCTTATTGACCCAGTCCGCGAACAGCGTCGCCTTGTAATCCGCGCTGACATCGTTTTTGTTGATGCGCTCCTGCACATCCATAAGCGTGAGGTAGTGATCGAGGGAGACGCCGGAGTCAAGGATCTGATGCATCTTCTCGTTCTGCTTTTCGGCGGTCGGCTTCATGATGATGTCGATGGCGGCAACCTTGTTTTTTTCCGACATATCCGTCTCGGCGATGGCGTGATACTTCTGGAGATTCACAACGGTCTGACGTCCCTGCGTCGGCTCCAGCGAGTCGATTTGCGCCTGATAGGACACATAGTCCGAGGGGCTGATGCCTGCGGCGACGGCCTCGTTCATCTTCTTTTGGCTATCGTTCGTAACGCCGAACAGCTCTTCCTTTGCCTTGGCGTTGGCGTAGCTGTACAGATCGCTCAGTGCCTTCGCCTTCTCGGAGTCGGAGAGGTTCCGGTAGCCGGGATCATTGACCAAGCTGCTCACGAGTTCGTAGCTCAGTTGGCCTTTCCGGGTCGCATAAGCAACGTACTCGTCAGCCGTGAGGTACCTGGTCTCGCCGTCGACCTTGATCGAGCGGTCGGCTTTCTGCGGGAACACGCTCTCGCCTGTGACATCGTACAGCCGCTGCAGCTCGTCCTCCACGGGGTCGTTGCTGATCCGAGACACGTATGCCGGGTTAAGCATATTGTTCGCTACACGCTCACCCAGACCGCCTGTGGACTGCGTACGACCCCACTGGTCGATGTACGGGATCTGATTGTAGTCCCAGCCGGGGATCTTCTGACTGAGCTTGCCGAGCGTATATTGCAGGTCGGTCGGGATCTCGCTGTTCTTATCGGTATAGGTGCTCATGCGCTGATCCTCACCGAAGGCGCGCTCACCTTGACCAAGCCAAGTGGGGAAGGGCTGCGTGAGGTAGCTGGTCAGCGCAGAGGTCAACACCGAGCCAAGAACGCTCTCATCGTTGTTCTTGGCATATCCCGCGTTCTCGAACATGTCGTTGAGTCCCTGCAGCATGGACATCTCCAGCATCGGCGAGGTGGCGTTCTTGAACATATTGCGGATGTCTTCGTAGGAGACCTGTCCATTGAGCGCGCCGTTGAACAGCTCCACACCCATGAAGAACGGGATCGCCTCGGGCGCCAGCCAGTCGAGCGTGACGCTCGTGCCGTCGGCGGTCTCGACGGAGTAGTTCTGGTGACCACGCAGCTTGTCGAAGTTCTTCTGCTTGTCGTCGTCATCATCACCGCCGCGGATCATACCAGCCCCGGCAAGCGCGAAGCCCAGAGCAAGAAGCCCGGTGCCCGTGAGACCGGCAGCCAGACGGTCGATGCCCTTGGTAAGCGTAGCGGAGTCGCCGGCCTTCGCACCCTTGACGATATTATAGATGCCATTTGCTGCGCCGATGGGAGAGTATTCACCGGCGCGTACAAGAATGTTCGTCGGCGTACGCTTGAACGGGACGACGCCTTCCACGACATAACCGGCCGCTTTGCTGACCGGGTTCTTGCTGCGAGACAGCTTACCCAGTCCCGCGACTGCGTCGGAGAACATGTTCCGGTCATTGAAGGTGTTGCGCATGGCCTCCTGCGCCGCGTAGTTTCTGGCATTGGCAAGCAGTTTGCGACCTTCGATCGTCTTTTCTGCTTCAGCAATGGACTTGACGCCGTTGGCTTGCAGATACCCGGCGAGCGACTGGATATAGATGATCTGCTTGAACGCCGCGTCTTCAGCCTCCAGCCGTCCGCTGTTAAAGTCAGACGCCTTGTTCATTGCTCTGCCAAATGCATTCTTGTCGCTGAATGCCTTGGCCTCCCGCTCGATCTCGCTCAGACCGCTCTTGACTTCCGAACCGCGGTTCACTTCGTTGAGATGATCCTTGACCTTCTCAAAGTCAGCTGCCGCTTCCTTGAAGAGCACCGGGTTGTTGATGCCGGTCAGAGACTTGGTGCGCTCGATGTCCGCGCCGAGTCCCTTGGCGATGCCCTCGCCGATTGCGCCGATGCGGTTCTTCGCTGCAACGAGCGGCTGGAACATGGCGTTGCCGATAATGTTTCGGAAGTGTGTGCGCGGGTTGCCGAGCATGGCGAGGTAGCGGATCGCGTCAAACTTCGCTTTGAAGCTCTCCCACCCGGTTCTCGGCAGCTCCTTGGCCACGCGCTTCACGACGTCCTCGCGTACTTTCTCGCGGGCCTCATCGCTCTCGGCGTGCGTATAGTCGTGGATCTCCTGTTCGGTCATCTGCACGTCCGTACCATACTTCTCATTGAACGCCTCGATGGCCTTCTGCAGCCCAACAAGCTGGCCCTCCGGGGAGAGCTTACGATACATCGACTGCGCCTGCAGGGCCTGTGCCACGGTGGTCGAGTTGCGTGTGTACAGCAAGAGCAGCTCCGCCACGGCAGCCTCGTTGCCGTCTGCCATAGCCTGCGTGAGCAGCCGCTGCCCGAGCGCCGTGTTGTCCTTGCTTGCCACGCCATTGTTGCAGGCGTTGCGGTACTGTTCCAGCGCGCCGTCAAAGCCCTTGCCGCGCATGGCGATCTTTGCCTTGTTCACGGCGTTCTTGTCAGTGATGGTGTCGAAGGACAGCTCGCCGTTGGCGATCATGCTCTCCAGTTGCTTTGCTCCGTTCTCCGTGGTCGCCGCCGCACCGTAGACCGTGGACGCGGACTTCGGGATGTTCCTGCCCTCGAAGTCCTTGGTCGGCACGTCCGTGTGCCGCACCGCTGCGGGGCCGGAGGGATAGAAGTCCTTGCTCTCCGCCTGCAGGTTATCGTACGTAGTGTTCACGCTGCCGGCGTCCGCCGCGCCGAGACCGTCGTCTTCCTCGAACAGGTCGTTCAGCCAGTCGTTGGCTTCGGGGGAGATGGAGTAGTTGTACCGCTCGTCCTCGCCGCGCCAGTTGGTGTAGTCCCCGCCCTCGGCGAGCGCGCGGTAGCGGTCGATGTCCTGCCTGTTGCGCTTGAACTCCGCGATGATCTCCTGGTCGTCGAAGTTGATCGTCCGCCCGACGTAGGCATCGGCGTAGGCAGGATCGTTCAGCGCCAGCCGCAGCTCCTGCTCGTTCGTCATCGCCGCCTCGTTCTTCGCGTAGGGCGTGATGTCTTCCACCGCGGTCACAGGGCCGCGCTTGAGGCCGTAGTCCTCCAGACGGATCGGCTTGCCGCTCTCACGGGGGCTCGGCGTCACGCCATACTGCGCGCAGATTTCCGCGCAGTCCGCGTCGTCGAGGATTTCCACGATCCGCATGGCCCCCGTGATATACCACGGAGCGGTCTGCGGGTCGGGGTTGGTACGGTACTTGTAGTATCCGTTGGTCGGGATGCGCGGCAGGCCCGCCTGCGTGCGGTCGTACTTGCCGTTCTCCTTCACGCCCAGCGACATCGCCTGAAGCTGGTAGTCCACGTCGCCTGCGATCTCGCACTTGGCGAAGACCAGCGCGTCCGGCATGACCGTCCTCTGGCCGAGCGGGCTGTTCTTGTTGAACTGCTTGGCGTCCGGCCACTCACCGAGGTGCCAGCCCGGGCGGAACGCCAGCGTGCCGCCGCCCTTGTCGTTGACCACGACCAGCCGTCCGCGGCTGTTGCGGATCAGTTCACCCTCAGCGCCGCGCCCCAGCTTGCCCACGTCTGCGGTCAGTACGATGCCAACCGGGGTGTCGAGTCCGCGCATCGTCCTGCTCACAGGCTTCCTGACGGCGTTCTTCACGTCGCTGATGTTGGACACCATCGGCGGGTAGAGCTTTCCGTCTCTCGCGTAGAACGCCTTGTAGACGTACTTGATCTCGCCGTTCTCGTCACGCAGGGGATGGAAATTATCCTGCGCGTCCGGGGAAATGGAATAGCGAACGTCCTCGCCGGAGCTGCTGTCGCGGTAGGAGTTGGGGTTGCGCTCCATGTAGGCGAGGTCACTGCGGGTCATGGCACGCTTCTGCACGGGCGTCGCCTGCTCATAGCGTTCCACGGCGGCGTCCGGTGCGATCTCGGGCATAGAAGAAGCACCTGCGACTGCAGATGCTTCGGCGTTGGTATTCACTTCTCTGCCGGGCCGTTGCACTCCAATGCGATCCGAAGTCTCCTCCGAAGCTCCCACGGTGTTACGCTGGTCGGCAGGCTCTGCAGAAGTCTGTTCTGCAAGTCCGGGTGCAGGTGAAGACACGTCTTCCGAAAGATCAGTCTGGACACCGGATTGGTCAGTCTCTTTTTCAAGCAGCAGATTTCCACTCCACCCACGCTCCTTTCTGACCTTATCATACCCCGGATGGAAGATCGACGCAAGACCCTTTCCATACTCTTCGTGTTTTTTCAAAAACTCGTTGTAAAGGTTTGCCTCGTTTGTCACCGAGAGTCCTTCCTGCGCAAGGTACGGAGCCTCAGCGTCCCGCTGAGCTGCCGTCATATTGAGCCGAGCCTGCGTATTGCGCGCTTCCTGCTCACCGACTGCGCTTTGATAATATTCATAAAGTGCGTCGTACAGTCTGCCGGAGTGTTTGTCCGCAAACCGCGCATCCTTGCTATCCGCCGCCATGAGACGCTCGATGAAGCGTACACGCGCATCATAGGTAGGAATACGCAGGAAGTGCCTCGCCGTCTTCTCGTCCATGTTGTTCGCCTTTTCAAGGAACAGGCTCATATAGGACTTATCGAGGTTTGCGCCTCCTGCAAAGTCTTCGTATCGTTGGATTTGATGCTGTACCTCATGCGCGATAGTAGACCTCAGGTCTTCACCGCTCAGGAACTTTTCGGTTTGCAGGTGGATCGCGCGGCCTGCGTCAGATTTGCCCTTGGCTCCGCCGCCCGGCAGGTCTCGGATCACGTTGATGCCGCGCAGGAACGGGTACGCCTTGAACAGCGCGTCGTGCTCGATAAAGTCTTCCAGCTTACCGCGTTTGTTCGGCAGCCAATCCTTCAGCGTCAGATTCTCGTCGCTGATCTCGAAGCGCCACTTGCCGTCCTTGCCCTTCCACCACTTCGTTTCGTTCCAGATTTTCTCGGCGGTTTTGCCGTCCCGGTCGAGTTGCTTGGCCTTTACAAGTGTGGTGAGGTTCGCCCCGATAGCTTGCTCACCCGCTATGCTGTACTGCACGCCTGTCTCTCTTGCCTTACCATCGCTGGTCTTCGGCCCGATGCCGTTGACAATATCATCCACGATAGCGGAGACTTTCTTGTCTCGCTTGCCCTCCAGCACCGCGTCCTCACTGAGCCCCTGAAGTATCAGGTCTTCCACGCTTCCGAAGGCACTGGTGTCATTCGGGAAGGTGACATGGACGTCGCCCTGCGGCGCGAAGTCACCGGCCTCATCGTACACAGAGAAGTCTGTCAGCAGTTTATAATAATTCTCATCGACTGCCTTCTGCCCGTTCTCCTTCGCCGTGATTCCGTCGAACGTCTTGTACGCGAACTGACTGAACTTCGGTTCCAGTCCCAGCTCTTCGCACTTGCGGACGTACCGCTCTGCGGCGTCACGGGGATCGACGCCCTGATGCAGCAAGGTATTGTAGTCCACCTCACTGAGCTTGTCGAGCAGCGCCTTGTCCTTCTCTTTCTTCGGGTCGAGCTTACGGTACTTATCAGTCTCTTTGTCATAGATCCGGGTGTTCTGATAATCCGTGTAGTTGACATAGGAGTCAATATTCGCCATACGCGCCACGATAGGAGAGAGGGAGGACTTATGATAGGGGATAATCATACGGATGCGCGGGTCCTGCATCATCGCACGGATGTGTTCGTCCGAGACGCCGACCGCAATTGTGCCGCAGTTCTTGCCGTACTGTTCATCCGACTGGATTTCCACGGCACGCTGAAAGCCGCGCTCGGCGCTGCCTTTCTCTCCGACCACAGAGCCGAAAGACTGCCCGTCACGCCATGCGTAGTTGCCGTCCTTATCGAGACCCGGCGCGACTCCGCCTTCCACGATATCGGGCACCAGACTCATGTTGATCTTGACACCGGTCAGTCCGAAGGTCAGGGCGTACAGTTCTTCCTTTGTGTACGAATGTGCGGGGAGCTGTTTCGCCGCGAGGTCGGCGATCATCTGCGCATAATCAAAGACCATACGCGGCACGTAGTCCGAGAAGGATTGGATTCTCACGCCGCCGACTGCGTACGCCTTGTCGCGGTCGAAGTTTTTGTCGGTCAGGATCTCATTGAGATACTGAACATTGCTCTCCGCCGCCTTCGGGCCGCCCGTACCTTTCTTGGCATTGAACAGCTTCAGAATGTCAGGGCCGTTCTCCTTCACAGAGTCCAGACCACGGGTGCTGATGAAGTCGCCGCGGTCAAGCAGCTGCCGGCCTTCGGGATGCTCCAGAAGATACTTGGCAATGCGATAATCAACTGTACCTCCGCCGCTCTTCGGCATATGCTTGCGGACGTACTTTTCCAGAGCATCGAGCTTCAGCGCGTCATCGTTCAGGGATTCGATGCCGCCATCTTTGTGGGTGATCGTTTCATCCCCGCCGAAATTGAAGTGATTATAAACGGCATGCCCGTTCTTCGTTTGGATCTTGCGGACCATGCTGTTATAGAGATTGACAAAGGTATCTGCGACTTTCGCCTGACGATAACGCTTGGCGTCAACGAAGCACAGGTCACAGGCTGTCTCGAAGCCATAGCTCTGGATCAGCTTGTTGATGCGGGCAAACCCGGCTTCGTTCAGTTTAAGACCATTGATCGCTCCCCGCCGCACCAGCTCGTTGAGCACGGCGTCCAGAGTCGCACGCTTCTTGCAGACGAGAGAGAAATCCAGATTCATGACGTACTCGTTGTTTGCCTTCACGACAGAGAACACCGGATTGCCCTTGGAATCAACGACGACCATGGCGTCACTCCACTTGGAGAAGGGCTCGTACTCGCCACTCTCTTTTGCCTTCTTGGCGATCTCGTAGAGATTCTCCATTGTAGCCTTGATGTCCTGCGCATCCTCACCGGTCAGGTCGCCGCGCTGCACAGCCTCGTTCAGCCAGCTGGAAAGAACTTCTCTGCCCTTGTCGTCATAAGTCATAAGGAAGAAGCGCGTGCCGCCGGTCGAGTCGTTCTCCGCGACCACGTCACCACTCTCGTTCAATATCTCGCCTTGCTGTCGATACGTCTGCTCGACGAGCTCGGCGGCATTGTGGATGACGGAGGTGCCGGTGGGGGAGTCCATACGCAGGCCGCTGACTGCTTGGTTCGTCTGCTCCTCACTCTCCATGATCGCCCTGGAATACTTCTCCATGGCCTCACGGATGAAGGTCTTCTCCTGAACGCTCGCATCGCCGGTCAGTTTACCGTAGATGTCAGTCAACCAGTCGAGGATCTTCTGACCGAGCGTGCGGTTCTCCGTCACCATACGACGGATTGCGTCTTCATCGGTCAGCAACTCATGCTCAATGAATCGTGCCATCGCCTCATTCTCGGCGTGCGTGTCGTCGAGAAAAACCTTGCTGTCCGCATAGTCCTTCGTGACCTGATCCTTACGTGCGTTCCAGGCGTCCTCGCCGATCCAGTTCTTGATGAGATTCTTCAGCTCGCCGTAGTTGCCCGTGCTCTCCAGCGTATGCGTCATCTCGTGGGAAATAATCTGCGCCAGCGGGTTGCCGCTGCGGACATTCACGTAGATATCGTTGCTGCCCTCGACATTGTAGCCGTTTGCAATGCTCCTGACGCCCTCCACGGTCGCGCCGTCATAAAACAAGACGCGCCGTCCAAGAAGCGTGCCGAGACGCTCCGCCAGCTTGATGTCGCTGTCCCGCGCGCCGGAAAGGATGCCCGTGCGCTGCGTCTCGGTTTTCGCGCTCTCCGCTGCCTTGGCCCGGTTCAGACCGTCCTCAATGGTAGCGCGGTAGGCGTTATAGCTTTCCTCGTCAAGCGTGCCCTGTTTCTTCGCCTGCGCGAGGAAACGATCCGCGATCTCCGCGTCCGTCGTCCGCTCGGCATTCGGCGCGTTCTTGCGGTAGAGGTCAGCAAACTGCTGGAAGTTCAGCTCACCCCGCTTGGTCTTCACCGAAACGCCGGGAAAACCAGACGACTGTGCGTCGTTCGATTCCTTATACGTCTCCACCATCGGCGTCCCGTCGGCTTCTGTGAGGGGCTTCACGGACTTCTCACTGCCATCGCGGTTATAAGACACCTCGCCCGGTTCAGCCTGCTGCTCGCCCGCCACGGGCGTCACAGAGGTCTCCTGCCCGTTCTTGTACGTGATCTCCCCGGGCATGTTCGGAGACTCGGCAGCCTGCTGCATGGCCGCCTGCTGCTGTGCTACGATCTGCTGCGCCGCGAGCGCTCTTTGCTGCGCGCCCTGCGCCTGCGCGACAGCCTGCTGCTGTTTCTCCATAGCGGCTTGCCGTTCGACAGCCTGCTGGTTCTGTGCGATGGCTTTCTGCTGGTTCGCCTGCACCTCGGCACGGATGCTCTGCTGCACCTGCATACGACCCTCGGGACTGTCCCACAGCCTGTTCACGCTCTCGTCCAGCTGCGTACCGGCGATCTGGTTGAATACCTCTCGCTTCTGCGCGTTGTCGAGGTTGAGCCGCTTGAAGTCCCCGTCGCTCACCTGCTCGCCGGCGGCCACGCGCTCCGCGATGCCGGCGACCTCCTGCGCCTTCTTGAGCGACATCTTATTCCCGCCGTCCAAGTTCAGGTACAGCGTGGTGGCAGGAGCCTGCTGCTGAGACCGGACCTCTTGAAGAACTTTCTGGGCATTAGCTTCTGCTTCGTTGCCCAGGGCTTTATTGACTACGTACTGCCCGCCCTGACCGAGCGCGCCGAGCGCAGCGCCAACCACAAAGTCATCGATGATCTGATCCAGTTCCAAATCCGTTGCCTTGCCGGTAATGATCTTATTGTAAAGCGGCTCAAACAGATCGGAGATCACTTCTTCCAGACCTTCGGAGATGATGTCTGCCGGTACGGAAGAGAGTGCTTCGATCAGCTTCTTGTTTTTCGTGAGCTTTGCGACCAGCTTGTTGACAATTCCGGCGCCCGCTTTATCGTACACCGGGTTGCCGCCGAACAGTTTCTCCGTGAACCACTCCGTCGCGGCCCCGGCAAGGCCAAGCCCCGTCTGCTGCAGGGCATTGTAACCCTTCTGCCGCGCTTCCTGAACGCCGCCGCCGAACGAGCGGATGACCATCGGCAGCATCGCGCCGCCGCCGGTTGCCGCGCCGATTGCAAGGTCTCCGAGCATTTGCGTGGCTGCGACGCCGGCATTGATCGCCGTCCTACCAGCCCAGCCGAGACCTTCCTGTGCGCGTTCGATGTCCCGTGAGCCGCTCTGAAGCAGCTTGTCACTTACGCCCTGAAAGTGCTTCGCCTGTGCGTTGAGATCCTCCTGTGTGGGCGCTTGCCAGACGCGGGCATTATTGCCCTCCTTAAAGCGGGAGTCATCGTACCCGGACGCCGCCTTCGCTTGTTCATAAGACTGCTCGACATTTGCCATCCATTCGGGAATACCGGCAAGCTGTGCGCCGTACAGTTTGGCAGAACCAGTCGCCGTCTTTCCGACTCTTTCCCCAAAGTTGGGCAGTCCATTCGGATTGTCCGGATCCACGCCCGCCATCTCCAGCGCATGACGCGCCGCCTGATACCGGTTGTACGCGTCCACGCTCGCCTGTCCGCCCTGCTTAGAGGCATCATCCCATGCGCGGGCAGCCTCCTCCATTGCTGCAATCTTCTCGTCCAGCCGGGATTGACGCTGTGCCTCGGTAGCTTTGTTCTGACCGCCGAGACCGCCTCTGCCCTGTGTTCTGCCATAGTAGGCATCTGACGCGCCGGTATTTACTTCTTGAACAACCGAAGTCTTCTGCGGCTGCTGCGGCACCTGCTCGGCATAATTCTCGACGTAAGTTTTCGCCTTATTGTACTGCTTTCCGGCGTTGACGAGCGCCTGCTGCGCGGCGTCTGCGCCATATGTGTTCCATGCCTGAAACGCCGCCGCCTGCGTCTGCGGTCCGAAGTAGCCGTCCTGCGCCACGCCAAGCGCGCCTTGAATGCGTTTGACCTGGTCGCTCGTCAGACTACCGTTATCGTAACCCTTGCTCATCGAGGTGTTGACAGCCTGCGTACCGGCTTTTGTCATGTTGCGGCCCGTACCCTCCGAGCCGCCGGAATAACCTGCCATACCGCGGACCTTCTCCGCCCCGGCGTGCGCCTGCGCCATGCCGGCCTGATCGCCGCGGGCATAAGCGTCTTCCCACTGCTGGGTGTACCGCAGGATCGCGTCCTGCTGCGTCTTCGTCAGGTATTGCTGATCCCATGCACTAAGAGCCATGGTTTCCTCCTTTTATCGAACGGTATACACTTTTCCGTTTTTGTAGATCGTCACGGTGCCATCTGCGTTCTTGACCCAGTCGGAGCCATCTCTGCCGTGCAGTGTGTCTCCCGTCACCGCGCCCTTCAGCCAGGACGTACCCACATCGCTGCCGATCGGATAGGCTTCGCCGTCGGACGCGTAGCCGATAGCGGGAGCCGTTCCCTCCGAGCCGTACGGCACGCCCTGATAGTATTTATATGCGTCCAGCACGGCATTCGTCATCGTGTTATCCTTGATCGCCTGACGCACCTGCGCGTACGTCAGCGCCGGAGAAGAGGAAGACGAAGAAGATCCGGATGAAGAGGAACCGGAAGTACCGTAAGAGTCCAGCTGCTGCGCCAGCTGGTCAGTCATTTGTGACGTCTGCGCGTTCTGGATCAGCGCGTTGACGACCGAGGCGTCGTAACCGTACACCTGCTCCATTGCAGAGAGCTGCGACGCGCTCGGCTGGATGCCCTGCTGCGCCGCGGCGAGGCCCATCTCGGCAAGCGTACCGAGAGTCTGAAGCGTTGGCTGCCCATTGTAGTAGCCGGTGTACTGCGCCTGCTGCGCGGCAAGGGAAGCCGCAAGCTGTTGCTGCTGCATAGCAAGGCTCGCCGCCTGCGCCTGCTGCTGCGCCGCCAGCTGCTCACGCTGAAGGGCAAGGGACTTCGAGCCGAGGGTCTCCTGCCCCTTGTAACTGCCAAGCACCTCGCCGACGGAAAGCTCGAACTGCTGCTCCCACTGACGCACCTGCTCGCGGAACTGCTCGACACTGAGGTTGTACTCAGCCGCCCACTGCTGCAGGCTGATCAGCTGCTGGAGGTAGCTCTGTGATACCTGAAGCAACTTGTCCGCTTTCTCATACTCGCCTTGCGCGCGCAGATCGGCGACTTGGCGCGCCGTATCTGTCGAGAGCTTGGTCTGCGCCTGATTGACGGCCTGCTGATTCAACGACTCCGTATTGGAGATGGAGTCATACTGTGCCGCTCCGATACCACCGCGGTCACCGCGGCGCTCGGCGTACAGCGCCTGATTATCGCGCGCCCTCGCGGCGTCTGCGGCAATCTGATTGCGCTGCGTCTGATACTGCTGCTGCGCATCCTCCTTGGCACGCTCCAGCTCATTGATCCCACGCTGCGTGGCATAGTCAACGCTGTTGTTGATCTGATCCTGCGCGCTCTGATACCATTGATTGATCAGATCGTTGAAGTTGTTATTACCAACATTGATATTGGTGTTCCCTGTGTCAACGCCGCCGACGCCGCCGGTACCCGTACCGCCGGTACCGCCCGTACCGGTGTTGCCGCCGGGATAGCCGCCCGTACCGCCGCTGATGCCTCCGCTGTAACCGCCGCTATAACCGCCGCTGAAGCCGCCGCTATAACCGCCGACGCCTCCGCCATAGCCACCCGTGCCGCCGCCGGGATAGCCGCCCGTACCGCCGGAGCTGCCCGCGCCTTCGCCCACACCGCCTTCGGAGATGATGTTCCCGTTGCGGTCATAGATCACGGGAGAGAAGCTCTTGCCGTTGAACGTCATGGTGTTGAGGTCCGCGCCGCTCGGATAGCCGTAGATGTTGCCCGTCTCGCTGTCGAGGCCGTAAACCATATCGTTCGGCACCTGCTCGCCGCGCGCGCCCATGATCGCCCAGTAGTCCTTCGGCGTTGCGCCCCGAAGCTCGTTCTGCCGGACGCCGGTCTCCGCGCCGGCGTAGTTGATGCCGTTGCTCTGCTGCAGCAGCTCCGGACCGTTCACGCCGGTGTCCTTCTCCGCCTTCGCCGCCGGCAAGTTGAGCGATCTCCCGTCGATGCCGCGCGTGCCTGTCAGATTGACGACTCTGTCCACATGACCCGTTTCGTCATAGTAAACCTGGAACGCCTTACTGTCTGCGGCCAGCGTCACGACCTTACCCGCGCGAGACGGGTCCGGCGAGATGTCCGGCCACAGGTAGCCCTTGGTCGTGGTGAACTTCGCCGTGCCGCCGTCGCTCGCTTTGTAGAGGCTCCAGTTGCCCTGCGGGTGCTTCTGCGTCAGCTCGGGATCGGTGTAGTAGCCCCAGTTGCCGTTGGAGTCCATGCCGTAGTAACCCTGATAGCGCTTGCCGTCGCTTCCGCCGAACTCCACGGGCGTCTTGCTGCCGGTGTTCTTCCACCATTCCTGATAGATGTCGGCGTTGCTGCGCTCCGTTCCGCTGCCGGAGATGTCGCGGTCCTGCGCCGCCGCCTGATTCACGCGCCCCTGCGCGTTGTAGTTGTACTCGCCCTGCGACTGCGAGCCGAGCATCAGCTTTTCATAGTCGCGCGGGTCGTACCGATAATCAAACGCCTTCTGCGTCACGCCGTCCGGGCGCGTGGTCGTGTTCGCGTACTGCCCCGTGAAGCTGCCGGTCGTCTGCGCTTTGTCGACCAGCCGCGACTGATACGTGCCGTCGGGATTGACGCCCGTGATCTCATACGTCCCGCCGCCGGTCACCACGTTGTCGCCCACGCCGAGGCCCACGGGCGCCTGCCCGTTGTCCTGCACCTTATAATACCCACCGGTCGGGACATTGGCCTGCGTGCCCGGGGCAATGCCGCTCTGATTTGCGGTCGGGGTCCTGCCGCCGTCCGATGCCGTGCCTGCACCGGGGTTTGTGCCGGAGTTTGTGCTGACAGTACCGATGTTAGTGGGTGTCTGGATGTTATAGGTCGGGAGATTGATCTGCTGGTTTGTAGTTGAGGTCTGCGGATTCGTGACCATCGTCTCCCGGCTGTCCGGGAACGTGGACTGCACCTTGTTTCGGTTATTTGCCGAAATGGGATTGTTCACCGGGGGAGTAGTTGCCGCGGGAGTAGTTGCCACGGGCGTAGTTGCCGTGGTCCCGGTGGTCGTCCTCGACGGTGTGCTCACCGTCGTACTGGTGCGCTTGCGGACGCCCCGGCTCGTGCCAAGCCCGGAATCATCGGATGCCACGGACGGAAAGTCTGCGCCCGAAGAAACGGAGTTGATGTTCGATGCACTCGCCATGCCTACGAGCTTATTGCCTGCATCAATGTTGCGGGGATTCACAACTGCCATTCTGTCTCGCCTCCTTGCTTACTTTGCCGCGCGTTCCAGATCATCGATGCGATGATTTGCCACAGTGATTTTTTCCTTGAATACTTCGCGGTCCTGCTCCAGTTGATAAACGCGCTCGATCACCGTGTTATGTTGCTCGACGTGCCTTGTCAGCTCCTCGATCTTCATGTCCGTCTTGGTCGCGTAAACTGACATCGCCTTGTCAAAAGCGGCATCGGCTTTTTCGGATTGCTCCTTCAGCGCGGTAACCATCTTGTCATAGTTGTTCCGCGCCGCGACCAGATGCCCGATGTTAGTTGCGACAAACGCAAGAATGATGCCAATCAGTTCAATGATATCCGCCGTATTCATTTTTCTACCCCCCTAGCACGGTCGCACATCAGCGCCGCTTCGTATCTTTTAGCCGGGCACATCGGTCTGCTGCCGTCCGTAATGCCGTCCGCGATGGCCTGATCCAACTGCTCCCGGGCATTCCAGTTCGTCGGCAACGGCAGTGTTGCCATGTGCTGCTCCGCCTTGCAGTAGATTTTGTAGGCCTGTTCGTCCGTCATGCTTTCGATCAGCTTATCAATATCCATATCCTCGCCTCCGTTGTTGTAAGCTCTTGCGTCGACCCACCAGAAGTATTTTGCCTGCGAGAAAAACAGATCCGGGTCGCCGTTGTTCCTGTCGTATGCCGTGCTTGCGGGGTCGTTGATACGGACTCTGTCATCTTCCCACCACACAACCACATAATGACCGTTCTTCGTCCAGAAGCCCTTCGTCATCAGCGCGATAAAGTAGTAGCCTTCCTTCAGCATTTCCTCGACTTTGTACCGCACCCAGCTTCCCCTGTCGAGGCATTTGCTCCATGTCAACAGCTCGCAGTTGATACCGTATGCCTTGAACTGCGGGCTGAAATAATCGTAACTCGTTCCCTGGTTTGCGTACACGTAACCGTGATCACAGGCCCAGGCCATCGTGACGGGGGGAGTGATCGGCTCCCCCGTCAACGTGGTCAATAGCATCGCCGCGCTCGTTTCTCCGCAGCCCCCGCCGCCGATGGACATCGTGCCTCCGTTACATGAGTATCGGTCGTTCTTCCACCGCGGGTCGGTCTGCAGGTAGACCTTCGGCTGCTTATTCATGGCCGTTTGCTTTCTTGTACTGCGCCTTGCTCACGGCCAGCAGAGCATCCATAAAGGCAATGATCACAGAGATCGTGCCCACAATCTGCTCCGCGTAGGGCAGATTCCAGATTTGCGCCAGTCCGAAGTACAACGCGCCCAGAGCGGGAAGAAACACGTCCGCGAAAAACCGCAGAATGTTATAGGTCTTGTTCTTCATCAACATAATCATCTTTCCTTTCTTCGCCGCAGGGCAACCGCCGTACGTCCACCGTTTCTCCCGGTTCACCGTTCGCGGAACATCGCCTGGAGCGACTTTACCTCTGCGGCCTTTTTGATGTGTCTGCCGTGCAGATATTCGTATCTCGCCAGCATATCCGCCGGCGGCTCTCCGTTCGCACGTCTGTAGTCCTCGATCAGCTTGACAACCTCCGTGTGAAGGATTCCCATGTGTCTCAGTTCGTCCGTAGACAGATCGTAGAACGCCTGCGCCAGCTGCGGGCGCTCCTCGCGCTGCTCCAATGCCAGCATGGCATAGTCCTTCGCGTCGCAGAGCTCCTCCTCGATCTTGTCGGACAATGTTTCGATAATCCTCATATGTCCTCCTTATGAAGGAAGCGGACGGTGGTTGACCGTCCGCTTCGCGTCGATTTGGCTCTCAGGCTGCCGCGGCAGCGGGATTCGCGACCCACTTGCCCATGACGCCCAAAAGGTACTGACTCTGCTCGGCGTTGTTCGCCTTGTCCTGAACGTCGCCGTACTTACGCAGCAGCTCGTCGTACTTGTCCTGGAGCATCTGCGTCTTGATCTCGCAGCAGCACGCGCTCATCTGACTGCCCAGCTGGGCAATCTGCTGCCGCACCTCGGCGAACTGGTTCGCGTTGGCAAGGTTGATGCTGTTGAAGCCCTGAATGGCGTTGATCAGGTTCGCGTTGTTCTGGGACATCATGCTCAGAGACTGCGCGTTGATCGCCTGAAGGGTTTCATAGTTGTTGTTCGCGCTGGAGAGGAGCACGTCGCGCAGACCGCTCTGCGTGCTCTGGTTGTTGACAGCACTGTTGACGATGGCGCTCACGTCCTGATCGTTGTTGCCAAACAGTCCGCCGTTACCGACGAGCAGTGCGATGATCAGGAAAGCAAACAGCCAGCTGCCGCCCATGAAAGAATTCTCGTTACCCATTGATGTAATACCTCATTTCATAAATTTTTTATTTCCATCCGGCCGGAATGAAAATCACATCAGGTCGCGCACCTGCTGTGTCACCTGCTGGATCATGGACTGTTCATCCACGCCCTTCTGGTGGCACAACTGCTGTGCGCTTTTTTGGAGATTGCCCATGTCGACTCCCTGGAAGCGTGAGTCGGTCTTGGAGAGGTTTGCCATGAAATCCTCGGCGCTCTGCCCGCTCATCATGGCGAGGATCGCCTGCTTCATCACGCCGTTGCCGCCGGCGATCATACCAAGCAGAGGATTCACGTGCTCACCTCCTTTTCAGGCTCCGCGCCTACCGACACGGACACAGGAATTTCGGCGAGCATACGACGGAGGTCATCCTTGAAGGCTTCAAGGTCCTTCACCGTCACAAAATCGCTCTCACTTTTTGGGATGTCTTTCTCCCGGAATTCAAACATTTTCAGCGGCAGCTCGTTCCCGTTCGCGTCCGTCGCCTTGAAAAAGAAGATCGGATCATTGAGGTCGAAGAGCGCGGCTTTACTGTTGCGCCCCATGCGGAACGCCCGCGCGCCCTCAACCCCGTCAACGGTCAGCAGCTGATAGTCCGGCTCTGCCGCACCGAGCTTCTGCTGCTGGTTCGCAAGATTCGCGAGCTGTTGATATTGCTGAGACAGGTTCGCTAATTGATCCTGCGCTGTTGTTTGAAAACTATTCAATTGTCATCGCCTCCATCATGATCGTTCCCCCAGCCGGGTGAACGGTCATCCGCGATGCATCGGTATCATCTCCTTTCGGTTACGTGCAAAAATAAAACCACCGTCCGGTGGTAAGGAGTTATGGAGTTACGAATCAACTATCAATCTCGCGCCGAGCGCGGCCAGCACCGCCGCGGTCAGCCCCTGCGCACAATGTTCGTTCATATCGTCGATTCCATCCTTTCCTTAAAATCCCTTGAATTGCACCTTGACCGCGGGGCGGAAGCCATAAGCGTTGTCGCTTGTGTTGTTATTTCCAAGGCTACCACTTCCACGTACATAATACGGTTTTGTGCTACTATACATCGAGGAAGTCCAATAATAGGCGATTCCCTCTGCTTTGCTGACTTGGCGGTAAGTATCACCTTGTTTCGGATAATCCCAATCCGTAGCTAGTTGGTTTCTACTTGGCACGAAAACCTTTGCGGTTACTCCATTGACTGTCACATTTTCCAGCTTGTCCGCAACATTCGGAATGGTGTTGTTCAGGTAGTCCACACACTTGCTTGCCAACGTTGAACCCGAATAGGTGGCATTTGCACCAAACGCTGACGTTTCCGAGACATACGCAAGCGCCAGATACACATAATTCCCGTCAACGTGCATGACCTGCCATTTGATAGACGGGTAATCCGTGAAGTACACCGTAGCGTCTCCGAGCGTCATGGTGTCGGTATTCAGCGGGTTTTGCGCCATATTTGCCGTCACGCTGATGGTCTGAGCCGCCGGAGTGGTGTAGTTCGTGCCGCCGCTTGGCGTGACCGTAATGGTCGCGCTCCCGCTCCCCACGCCCGTGATGGTGATGACTTTCGTAGCATCCAAGGTTGGGTTTCCAAAAATAGCTTGTGTCGCTGTTGTCCTTGGGTAAAGATCGCATGGGCCAAAATCGTAACCCTGTCCAGCGCCAACAGTAATACTTATTTGCCCATAAGAATTGCCCTGCTCAGACAAATTAACACGTATGCTAAGGCTCCCTCTGTCGGAGTAATACCATGTTCCAGATTCTCCCGGAACGGTAAACTGAAAATCACCAACATCCGGGATTGTTATGTAATAAGTCTTCCCCGGCCCACAAGAGCAATCCCCACCGGAACTAATCGAATAATAGTACGCTGTCGTGACAATTACGGCTGTTGCAACAGCGTTATTAGAGCTAGATACAGAGATAGTCCCGTCGAACTTCCCGCCGCAAGATACCACATCAGACGGAGAGTCCGAATCAAGGCTTATGCTGTCCTTGGAAAGTGTCAATGTGCCTGTCGCTTTTTCAATGCTCCACACAAGATTGCCGTCCCACGTAGTAGCCCATGCGTAATTAACTGTATCAACGAGCGTATATGTTCTTGTGTACGTTCCTGCATTTATTGCCGATTCCGTCCCTCCACGTGTAGCGACAGAGAGGCTTGGCTGGCTTATTATAAGTGGGCGTTGGCTTCTTCCAGTATAAGTTATTGTGCCAAGGATATACGGAATCGTAACCGCAATCTTATTCACCGTGATCGCCTGTGTCGCGGTCTTGGTGATGCCGTTCTCCGTGTACAGCACGGTGATTTCGGTCGTGTCGCCGGTCACGGTGGCGGGTGTGGCGAGATAGTCTGTGACCACCTTGGTCTTGCCGTTCTCGTAGGTCGCGGTCACCACCATGCCCGTAAGGTCAAGCGTTTCCAGCGCCGTATAAACCGTCTTGGTCGGGGGCGTGGTGACGGCGATGGAAACCAGCTTGGACGCTCTGTTCGGCACGATGTTGTGTATCATGTCGCCGCCTCCAATGCCGTGATGCAGACATACACCGTCAGATTACTGCTTGGCACGGTGTCGCATCGGAATGTTAAGCTGTTCGCCGCCTGTGCCACCGCGCGAACGGCGCAGTCCTCGTAGGTGTCATAGCTTGCCCCTGCGGGCATCGGCTCAATTTTCTGCGCGGTTTCGGTCGCGGAAATGCCCTGTACCGTGACCGTCTGCTCCTTGTTCGACCAGCCGGAGGACAAAAGCGTTACCGTGCGGTAGACGATCTGATCCTGCTTGTTGCTGACCGTCGCAGCGCTTGCCGCCGCCTGCTCGCTGTAATACTTCGCGTTGTTGCGATAGGCCGGGTCCGTGCTTTCGACCGCCGTGCCGCCGCGCGTGCCCGCGCAGTAGGCTTCGGCGTCGAGCGCAGAACGCTGGGATCTCGTGGCATACGTCCCTGCGAGGCTGGCCCGTGCAAATGCATCGCTGGCACTACTAACTGCATAACGTTCGCTATTCATGGCAGCCTCCGCGGCCATTGCACTGTTAGACGCGGAATTGCCCGCTGCCGTCGCACTGCCCGCCGCCGCGTTTTTGTACTGCAAGGCGTCCGCCGCGCTGCTTGCGGCTGCCGTTGCGCTGTCGGAAGCAGAGGAGGCGCTGCCCGCCGCCGCTGTCTTGCTGTTACTCGCCGACGTAGCACTGCCGGCTGCGGAAGAAGCGCTGCCAGCGGCTGCCGCCGCGCTGTCGGATGCAGCGGACGCACTGCCGGCGGCAGAGGTTGCGGAGTTTCCCGCGGAGGTTGCGCTTCCCGCCGCCGCTGTGGCGGAATTGCTGGCGGCAGTTGCGCTTCCCGCAGCGGCAGTCGCCTGCGCCGTCGCCTGCGCCACGACGCCTGTATTCTCGTCCACGCGTGCCTGCTCGGCAGCAACGCGTGCCTGCTCGGCGGCAACACGTGCCGCTTCAGCGGACACGCGCCCCGCTTCATTCGACACACGCGCAGCCTCGTTCTGCACGCGCCCGTTGTGGAAGACTTCTTCCTCGTCAGTGTAGCCGTTCTCCGCACGATCACGCGCCGTTTCATTCTGCACGCGCCCGTCGTGGAAGACTTCTTCCTCGTCAGTGTAGCCGTTCTCGTTCTTCTCGCGCTGCTCCTCGTTCGTCTCGCGCGTCTGCTCGGCATTGCCCGTCGCCACGACGTACTGGCGCAGTCCCTGATTCAGCCAGCGGTGATCGCTGTGCGGGGCTTCGTCCGTGCCGTTGACGTAGTCCTTGATCTCGTCGTACAGCGCCTGCATGTCCCGACGGACGTTATCCTCACTCGGCTCGTACGTGGGGAAGTCGCTCTTGCTGTTCCAGTCCTTCTGGAAGCTCATGTCCGGGAAATCATCCGGATTCGTCCAGGATCTGCTGTAGCTCAAGGGGTCCAGATTTGCCGCCATATTCTTATCTCTCCTCTCCCGCGTATCGGTAGAGGATCTGCGCGGAAACAATTGACAGATCCTCTTTCGCAATGTTGTTTGCCAGCGTCATCGAAAAATGCCGGATGTGCCTGCATTTCGGATCACGGCGTGCCGTGTGGCCATACCGATATGTGATCAGGCTGCGCCACGCCAGATTGCGCGGCGTCAGTCGATATGAAAAGTTTCGGATCGGTGTCAGGTCAAGACGGCTTTCGTACTCTGTGTCATACCGGATCTGAACATCTGTATCCGTATCGCTTCTCACGGTGATAAGGATCCCCACGACGTCCTTGAGCCGTTCATATGTTCCGAAGGTCTGCGTCGGGAAGGTGTAGATCTTGTCAATCGGATCATCCACTTCAACGGTATTCCCGTCCACGGTTTCCGTGTGCGAGTAGTCCGAAAAGCTTCTCTCGAAGATCGTCACCCGTCCGAACGGATCAAGATGGTACACGTCCGTCTCGCTGTCAATCAGAAACGCCGCCGGCAGGATGTTATCAAAATAGAACCAGCTGGGCTTCTGTACGCTGCTGATCTCGTAGTCCCAGGCATAAACATGTCCGGCTGCACAGAGCCAGTAGCGCCCGCCGTCGTCCACGCTCACCGAGACTGCGTCGTAGATATCAGCTCGACCGACGTAATAAGTCGCGCCGCTTACTTTGAGACGACCGTAAGCGGGGAAAAGTTGTTCAATGGGCGTAGGCTCAGACAGCGTTCCGGCAGGATGGGTCCGGCTGATGTCGGAATAATACGTCGCGCCTCTGCGTCCTGCCAATCCAGTGATACGCACGTCGTGCAGCAAGCCCCGATCACGCTCACCGTTCACGTTCTCGCTGATGCACACAACATTATTCTCCAGCGCGGCGCTGGAAGACTGGAGCAGATACACCCCGCGGTGTGTGTTGCAGAACACCAGGTTGTTTTCGACCAGGCGGATCGTCCATGGCAGGTCGCAGCCGATGTTCGCATTGATCGTCTGATACGAGAACGAAATACTGTCGCGATTTTCAACCTTCTCGATACTGAGCTTCAGTTTACCGACGCTGTTCTCCTTGAACAGGATCAGATCATCGTACTGCTTGCCAAAGCCGGTTACCGCCTCACTCGCCCCCGCGCAAAGATTGTAGTTCGTCATGGGGAAGTAGGCCGCGTTCATACTGAGATCATCATTCGCGTTCCAGAACACCGCGTTCGGCTGCGCCGTGCAGCCGCCGAGCAGGATGCACAGATTGTCGCCGTCTCCGGCAACCGTCGCATAGACGCAGTCCATCACGGCGCTAAGCGCCTCCAAATTCGCTTTGGCGTAAACGATCTCAACGGTGTTGTTCGTCGCCGGATCAGTCACGGGCGGCGCAACGGTAAACACGACGACATGATTCTCCGCGTCCCAATAGTAATCCTTCGGCAGGCTGGAGCCGGAGCCTTCCTCCAGCTCCGTACCGTCCACGCGCACGATCAGATAGCGGTCATACGAGCCCGTCACCGACTCATCTGCAGGAAACATCACGTCAATATCGTCCACCGGCAGCTTGTAATGATCGACCGCGGTGCCGCTGTTTTCCTTCGCGTTATAATGCACTTCCTTGCGCGCAGTCAGTCGATTCTCCGGCTGATAGAGATCGCCGGCGCCCGCCTCCTCCGGATCAGCATTGAGCAGGATGACAGGCGGATGCGCGTCCGCAAGGTCTGTCACATTCTCAACAGAAAAATGCTGAAGGATCGGATCCCAAAGATATTCCGGCGTTTCCCGATAGGTGATCTTGACAAAGCCGCCATGATTTTTGTAAAACAGGGCGTCGTCATACAGGAAGAACGTGCCTCGGTTTTCCGGTACATCGGACGCAAGCGCCACCAGGCCAAAGCCGAAAGGCGTCGTCACGATGCCGGCGGGAGGAGGAACATCGGCAAAGGAGGTTTCGTCCGGATCCTCATGGATCGTTGCCGCGTATATCTTCGTGCCGATGTGAAAAAACGCACGGTTATGGTACAGCATCTCCGCGCAGGTGTACCCCGCGCCGCGGCTCGTCGAATCATCCAGATATCGCTGACCGTCCCGGCATTGCAGCACGCCGTCCTGCCACCAAAGGTTTTTCATATCCGGGCTCTGATTCGGTTCAAGCCGGTAGTTCAGCTCCCGGATGTTCAGCCCGCCGTCCAGCTTCGGGAAGTCAACGACGTACGTCGGCGAGGCTTTCGGCATCTTGCTCAGTTTGACCTGCATAGGCCGCCCTCCTTACACACCGGGGATCCAGGAGAACGGATACCCGTCTCCGATGCCGTCCATCTCGGCGCTCAGTCCCTCGCTCATCTTGGCGAGCTTATCTTCATACTTGTTGTAGAACGACGCATACTTGAAGCTGTCGTCATGGATCACCAGATGCGCCGCGACGTAAAACGCCACCGCACTGTGCGTCTCCGGATCATTGTCCAGCTCCGTCGTGTCTTCCGGAGACTCCGGCAGAGGCGTGGGGTAACGGTAATAGACGACACTGTAACTGCCGGCTTCCTCTTTTGGGATCAGCAGATACTTCTTGTCCTGCGTCTTGTATATATTCGTGTGCAGCACGTGGCCGTCCTGCGTCGTGATGACCGTGCCGCCGCTCTTGAATTGATAAAAGTCCTCCGGCAGCTCATACCGCATCAGCGCGCCAAGATCCTCCGGCTCCAGCGTGGACAAATCCAGCAGCACCGGGATCTTCTTCACCGTCGTGGCGATCTCGGTCACTGCGTCATTGGCAAAGGCAACAATGGCGTTGAGGTAATCCTGCTGATTGTTGTAAGAGCTCGGAACGACCTGACCTGCGACGCTGTATTGGTCGAGCAGCTTCAGGACTTGATTTTTCAGCTGTAAAAATGTCATGGGGTTTCCCCTTTCCATGCAAAGGGAGAGTCCCGGCGTGATGCCGGGACTCTCTTATTTTGCCTCCGCCTCTCAGGAGAGAGTCGGGCCGTGATAAAAGATGGCGTCCGCCTTGTTGCTGAGAACGAAGGCGTCATAGCTGATGCGACCCTCAACCAGCCAGCCGGAGATGCCGGGGGCATCGGTGTGGATCTTGTACTCGGAAAGTACAGTCGGCGCGACCGTGGCGATCGGATGGCAGAGAATGAAGTCCGCGTAGGTCGTGACGGCGGGAGAACCGGCGGTGACCTTCGGCATACGAGCCGCGGGGACGCGGATGATCTTCACGCCGTCCACAGTGCCGAGCAGGCCCTTGATCTGCATATTCTGCGCGGTATCGCAGTCACGCATGAACGCGGGATCCTGCTTCAGGAGACCGGCATACTTGTAGCTGACCAGCGCGACGCGACCTTCGTCAGGGACGTTCGCGTTGCCCAGAGCCTCCTGCGCTTCGAGCAGCATCTGATAGGCGTTCGCCTTTGTGATGGCGGTGTTGTCGCTGTGGCCGGCGTTGCGGGCCATCTGATCGAACACATAGGTGTCGACCTCCGGGATGACCTTGAGAGCCAGCTGGCGGGCAACCGCCTTCGCGGCATCGTTCACCATCATAGACTGGTTCTTGTTGAGCTTGTCAATGGTGAAGGTCCAGCCGCGATCCTTGCGGATCTGCATGGTCTGGGTGCTGTTGCCAAGCTCATCCGGCACGCCGTAGCGGTTCGAGCCGGTGCGGGTGTAGTCGGTCAGATCGACGACGGGGATGGAGTAGACCTTGACGGTGTCAACGCCGTTCCAGTCATAGTCGTTGTTCGTGACCTGCTGCTTGATCGACGCACGCTGGAAAGCCTCGTCGACCTTGTTCGAGAATTTGGTTGCCAGAGAATAAGTACCCATGTTATACCGTTCCTTTCTTTTTACGGCGAACACGGCACTGCTCTAGGGATCAGTTCCAGTTAAAGCCCTCGTCGAAGGCTTTTTCAAAGATGCTCTGCGCCTTCTGCTGGGTTAAATCCCCGCCGGTGACGCCCCTCACGGGCGCCTGTTGCGCGCGTGCCGCGTTCTGTTTCAGAATCGTGTTTTCCTTTTGCAAGGACGCGGCGGTTTGAGTTCCCTGCGTATCCCGATAGGCAAGGTAAGCCGTGAGCACGTTAGCTCCCTGAGATACGGCTTTCGCCACAGGCTCGGGGATCTCGTGCAGATCGGGGTAAAGGGAACGAAGCTGCTGGACTTCGGCACGGAGGTCTCTGCCGGGAGCAGGCATCGCCGGAGCAGGCATCGTCGGTGCGGGCTGCGCGGGCGCGGCATTCGCCGGTTCGTCCGTCAGCTCGTAGACCTTTCCGCCCGCGGCATCACGCGCGATCATGCGCGCCGCGGCGTCAGTCATGCCCGCGTCGATCTGCTCCTGATACACCCTTCGATAGGTGCTCTTGTTTTCGGCCTCCACCTTTGCGTCGAAAGCGTAGCCCTTTTGCAGCAAGGCGCAGACCTCCTCGTCGCTCATCGCGCCGAGATCCACCTCTCGCTCCTCATGGTTCACTTTCAGCCGCAGCTTCCTCGACGCGTGTACCGGCGTTTCTCCCGCCCCGTCGGACGGTGTCTGCCCCGGCTGCGCGCCGGCGTCGGGTACGCTTCCCGCATCCGCTCCGCCCGTGGTGGGAGCGGCGGACACCGGATTCACATCCTTCTCCTCCAGCCCGGTAAGCGGTTCCTCCTCCGACCCGTCGGCCAGAAGTTTCGCCAGCTCATCATCGCCGTCGGGAACGAGCGCATCGCCTTCTTTCCAACCGTCAGGAAGGATAGGCGGTACGTCGCCCTCAAAGGACGCCGTATCATTGACGACTTCATTGGTTTCCATAGGGATTTCTCCTTTTCACGCCCGCATGGTGAGCGGGGTTATTTACAAAACAGGAGACGGTTTCCCGTCTCCCGCAATGCACTTTATTCCGCAAACTGAGCGCCCTGATGCAGGGCGGTCTTCTTTGCGATGTTCGGCAGCTCGTCAAACTGCGAGGCCAGCCTCGTCGGCAGGCCCTGCACCGCTTTCTGTGCGTCCAGTTCTCCTCCCTGAGACGGGGCGGACACCGGAGAGCCGGGTTGCGGAACGGCGGCTCCGGCTTCAGCGTTCGCCTGCCTGCCTTCGGCGATCCTGCCGCGCAGCTCGTCGATCAGCTCCTGCTTCTTCGGAATCAGCTTATCCGGGATGCGCTCGAGGTACTGGATCAGGTCGAGCGTGCCGTCCTGCCTCAGGTTATCGAGCGTCTGCGTCATAGCGATCTCGGAGAAGTACGTCGTTGCGCCAACGTCCACGCGGAGGTTCAGCCACAACCTCTTAAACTGCGAGAAGTCGAACTCCTCCACAACCTTGCGCACCAGCTTCTGCGTCATCATACCGCCGGTCGACGGATCGATCATCGGCGCACCGTCTTTGCCCATCACGGGCTCCTCAAACTCATGGTCCACCACGACGGGGCGCATGCCGTAGTACGTGCCCATCATGTCGAGCAGGATCTGCCCGATGTCCTCCACCCACTCGTAGAGATTGGAGCGGATGTTCTCCAACGGCACCTCACTCTGTGTCTGAAGGACCATGATCGCGCTGGTATTGTCCGGCTTGACGTTGCCCATCTGAACGTCCGTCGCGCCAAGGCACTCCTTCGTGTAGACCATGACCTTGTCGATCAGAGCGAATATCTGATTGCTCATCTCCGCCGGCTGGAGATACGCCGCCACCTGCGGGATCGCCTGCCCGGGCTGGATGCCGTGAATGCCAATCGCCTGACCGATCTCGTTATCCCACTTGGAGATAAGGTCGGCGTTGTATACCGCCTTTGGAAACGCCATGAGCTGTAAATGCCGCATGGCAGTAGCAAACATGCTGTTGATGAATATCTGATTCGGAATCAGCCCGGTCACCAGCGCACGACCGTGATACTGGTTTTTCTGCTTCTCCCAGTTGCCCCACGCCAGAGGGTAGAGCGACAATCCCGTGTCCACGTCTTCATAAATCACGGAAGTCTTGGTCGCCTTGGTCACGTGGACCGTGGTGACAAGTTGCTTCACGGGCTTGCGCTTGCGTACCGGCAGGCCGTCGGCGTCGAACACCGGACGACCGTCCGCGTCGTTCTCATACACCGGCTCGCCGTCGGGCGTGTACTCGTCCTCGTAAATGACCTCTCCGTCATCGTTGAGCTTGTCTTCCTCGCGAGTGACCTTGGTGTACAGATACACGTACAACGCCTTGCCGGTGCCCGCGTCGCTCTCCTCGATCTCCGTCTTGCCGCCGACGCCCGTCATGCGGTCATAATCAGAGTCGGACTGTATCTGTTCCGCCACGGTCTTGTCCTGCGCCTTGCCGGACTTATAGAACGCCTTGTTCTTGCGGAAACGCTCCGCTTCCCACTTCAGGTGCTCCACCGTATCACGACCGACCACCAGGATGTATGGCTGCGCCTGCACGCGACGATCGTTCGGATTGCCAAACATTACATTGATGCCGTCGACCAGTTCCATCTCGATCTCGCCGCGGTACGAACCAAACGCGCCGCCGTAAGGCAAAGCGTCGGGGTCAAACCAGAAGTGGGCGCAGTAGTCTCCGGTCTGCGCGCCGTCGAACAGCGCGTCGCGCAGACGGTAGTCGAACTTGAATTTCTCCAGCAGTGTCTGCACCTCGGCGTTCGCAAACTCCGCGGCATCATGCCCGGGGTCGGTCATGTTGCTGCCGTCATAGTAGGCCAGCGGCTCGAAGTGCATTGCCGTGCCGGTTGACGTCAGCGACGCGATGAACAGACTCGCCACGCGCTTGAGAATGTTGAACACGGGCTTCGGAAGTCCCTGCATCGCCGGAGTATTCGGCAGATGCAGCCACTGATTGCCGACGAAAAACTCGGTGTTTGTGTCGACGACCTTGTACTGGTTCGGCGTCAGCTTCTCGTTGTACGCGCGTCCGAGCTCGTACAGCTCCCATGCCTTCGTCTTGTTGTTCTCCTTCACGCGCTCTCACCGCCTTCCTCTTCAGCCAGATCGCCCACCATGCCGTAGGCCCGCTCTACGCTGTACTGCTGCATGGTGCGGAACGCCTCCTGCTCCTCTTCCATGCGCTTGAGCTCCTCGGCATGCGGACTCTCTACCTTCTGGCTGTAAAAATGCCCGCGCAGCTTCCACCCGACGAACATGCCGGCGGAGAACAGCACGAGCGTAAACAGCGCGCCGAGCGCGCCGGTCACAAAGTCCATATCAAAATTCCTCGCTTCCGTAAGGATCGTAACACGCCGGGCTCAGAAACACCGTCTGTTCCCGGGCCGCCTGTGTGCGACCCTCGATCATCCGATCTTCCGCCACCGGGGACTCCAGGGCCTCACCGCTGGAGTACAGCAGGAAGCTCAGTGCCTGGCTCGCCGCATCCACGCAGTCGTCGTGCGGTGCTGCGGGGAAGGCGGAGAACTCGTCGATGAACCCGTTCACCCACGGCTCGTCCTCCGGCAGGAACACATTCCCACTTTCTATGGCCGGGCTCACCGCGTTCACACGCGCTGTCTTGCCGCCTTTCGGATTCACTGCCAGCACGCCGACGAACTCATGCCGCAGCGTCTGGATGATCGCGCTGCCGTTCGCCTTGTCCTCAATGAGGATGTACATGGTCTCCGGGTACAGCTTCTTCACCAACCGGATCGCCTGCACCGTGGCAGGGAAGTCCATGTGCCGCTTCAGACAGTAGCGGCAATAATAGAACGCCCCGCGCTTCGACCACACCTCAATGGCAACGTAGTCGTTGCTCTCCTTGTCCTTGAACGTCGCGTCCACCGAGATGACCGTCGTACCGTAGCTGTTGAACTCCCTCGGGTTGTACCGTTTCCACCACTCGCGATGGACGAGGTTGCCGCCCTCCACGCGCGGGGAACACTGGTACAGTGCCTGCCATGCGCGCAGGCCGCCGTCCTTCGGGTCGGAGATGTAGCTCGCCTTGAACTGAGCAAGCCATGCGTTGTCCTTCCCAAGCTCCGGACACAGAGCGTCGCCGACAGGCCTGCCCAGCAGATCCAGCTCCTCCGCCTCCACCGGCAGCCGGATGACGCGCACGTTCTCCTCCTGCCGCTCCAGACGCGCCGCGAGGTCGTCCTCGTGCCACGGAGTCATGATCACAATCACCTTCGCCCCCGCAGCGAGACGGGACTTGAAGGTGTTCTGCCACTCAGCCCATAGCTTGCTGCGGTACGTCTCGCTGTCCGCTTCCTCACGGTTCTTGATCGGGTCGTCGATGATGAACAGATTCGCCGGGTTGCCCGTGATACCCGACATCACGCCGCGGGAGATCATGCGCCCCCAGCCGTTCGACAGCTCAAACTCCGTCGTCGTCCAGATAGCGCCCTTCTCCAAATTAAACAGCGCCTTGCCGTACTGCTCGATCTTCTCCAGGTTCTTCCGCCCGAAGCGCCGCGCCGTGTCATCGTTGTAGCTCGCCTCGATCACACGGTTGCGCGGGTACTTGCCGAGGTACCAGCTCGGCAGGCTCTCTGTGATGGTGAGTGACTTGCCGTGCTGCGGCGGCGTCTTCACAATCAGGATGTCGTACGCGTTCCCCGTCTCCGTCTCAATGAACTTCTGCACCTCATCCGCGAGGAAGTCGCTCATCCTCGTCTTCTTCCACAGCGCCCCGTGGACGTAGTACAGATACCAGCGGTAGTGGCGCCGCGCCATGATGCGCCGCGCCATCTCCCGCTCCAGGTACTCCTTGTCGCTCAGAGGTGCCATAGCCTCAGCCCTCAGCCGCAGGCGTCTCCTCCGTAGGCGTGAGCGCCACCGTCACCGCGCACGTCAGGACCGCCGCGGGCGCAAGGTAGTTCGTCCCCTCTGCCACGGTGACCGCCACCACAGCCTCGCCGGTCGCCACACCGGTCACAGTGACCGTGGTGCCGGACACGCTGACGGTTGCGACAGCCTCGTCCGAACTCACAGCGCTCACCGTACCGTTGCCCGTCCTCGTCACGCTGAACGTGCCGCTCGACGTCGTGTCGTCCAGCTCGAGCGTCGTCGGACTCACCGTCGGAGCAGCAGGCGCCGCCTTCGTTATCACCCACGCCAAACTCAGCGTGTCCGTGGTGCCGTCCTCCCAGGCATACCCGGTCTTCGGCGTGTACTTCACAGCGTACTCGCCGGCGCTGGTCTTGGACGTGTCGCCGCTGCGCGTCATCGTCTCGGAATCATACCCGTCCACGGCAGGAGTATGAGCCTCGCCGTCATAGACAAACTGACCGCCACGCATGCGCGGCTTGATGATCTCCGCGTTACGCACCGCAATCGGCACGTCGATGGTCTTGCTGCTCGCCGTGTGCGTCACCGTGATCTTCTTGTCCGTCAGCGCCAGCGGCGTGCTCGTCGTCGGACTGAGCGTGTACTCCGCTACCGCAGCCTCGCGTACCGCCCCGTTGCTGTCCTTTACACCGATCACCATGCCCGTCGCGTCAAACGTATCCCCGGGCTTGTAGAGCTGCTTCGTCGGAAGCGACAGGATCACGAGACCCACGACCGTCGGAATCTCACCGGCGCTGCCCGCTGTGCTCACCGCCGTGCCCTCGCACGTGGGGCACGTGCATTTCGCCGTGATACCCAGCTCCTGCAGCTCCGCCAGCGACGCCACGGTGAAGCCCGTGTCGCTGGACGTGCCGATGAATTTGCAGCCGCAGTACGGGCAGTCGAAGATGCGATCGCGCGTCTTCCGCGCCGCAACGCCCTGAATCAATACTGTTGACATAGTGTTTTCCTCCGTTTGTGTAAAAAGAAAGCACGCCTCCTCAGCGTGCAGTTATGAACTTACGGACGCAGAGCCGCACCCCGGGTAGGAGCGGGTCATATGAGCAGGACCCTTGACCTTCGGCTGTCATCAACGGCGACCCTTGTACGTCCGCATCCGCCAGACAGGCTCTCACTGTCCCCGCTATACGCGGTGGTGTTCCCCGGCGGCATATATCAACGAGGCCCATGCGTCTAGCCATGCACCGGGCCACCTCGATCACGGACCTCAGTCCTCGTCGTCGTGCAGCCCCCTGTTGTCAAAGGTCTTCACGCCGGTGATGATGACGTCGTCCGCGCCAAGCGCGATCTTCGCCTGCGTCCGCAGGTCCTTGATGTCGTCGCTGCCCATCGGAAGCTGCCCGCTCTCGGCATCCTTCATCACAAAGGTCGCTTCCAATTTGACGTGGCTCGTTACTGTTCTGCTCATGCGTTCGTCCTCCTGTGCGATGAATTGGTGTTTCACAAAGCTATCAAGTACCAATCTCTGCGAGACATCGAATTCAATCTCTGCGAGACATCGAATTCATTCTCCACGAGACCTCGAATTCAATCTCTGCGAGACATCGAATTCAAGTGATAGACTTAGCGAAATCACGAGTCTATAAACGCTTTCAAAATTTCAAAATTTCTCGCGCGGCATTGTCTTACCGCCCGCCCGCGCGCAGCGGGGAGGGTGCGGGGGGAGGGGTCGGGGACCAACTATGCCACCCTCCACACCTTATCATCTATGCCCCCACCACCGCAGCACCGTGGTGGTGCTGCGGCGTCGGCAGCGGCGAGGCATCACTGCTCCGCCGGTGGGGAGGAAACCCTTCCGCTTGTTATGATCTCACCAGCCGGATGAGGGAAGGGATTTCCGATTTCAGATTTCGGATCTCTGCTCCGAAATAAGGACATCCTACTTTCAAAGTAGGAAACCGAAAACCCGCCAGCCCTTTTGTGTAAGGGCTTTGCGGGTTTTCATGACCTATGTTTACCAACTTTTGCCAACTTTTAATCGTTTTCGGACCGTTCCGGCAGCGCTTCGACCGTGCTTTCCATGCGCGCCGCGAGCGCCGCAAGCTCGTCGTCCGACTTGCCGTTGAGCTCCATCGCCCGGATCGGTTTGTCCAGTACCGCAAGGTTGAATGCCTCGGTGGGCTTTTCGCCGAGCGTATCGCGCAGGAAGCGGATCGCCTCAATGTCTCCGGTGCTCGCCTTCTGCGCGGCTGCCAGCATCACCGCGTCCTCTTGCCGAGGGCTTTTGATGCCCAGCGCCTGGAGCGCGGCGTAGCAATCGTTGTCGGTCTCCAGGGGCGCGGACATGATGTCTTTGAGGATGTCCTTGAACAGCCGGTGCGTCCTGCGCGCCTCGCCGCTCGCCGCGGCTGCGCGCAGCGCGCACTCTCTCCGCTGATCTGCGGTTAGCGTGGCCTGCCAGTCTCTTATGTCGTGCTTACCATCAGCCTGCGGCACAGCTGCTCACCTCTTCCTGTCGGCTCTTCCGACGCTACCATAATAGCACCAACTTTACTATCATTCACTATCATCTTCGCGCCGCAGCATCGCGCTGCATCCTCAAGCTGAACACCTGACACCCTCCACCACGAAACCCCTGCATCCACCCGGATGCAGGGGTTTCCTTGTGTCCTCAGTCCCCCTTCAGTCCTCCCTCCTGTCACGATTACGCACCATTTTTCGTGACACGCTCGATCTCCTCCAGCAGCAGATCCACCTCTTCCCGGGTCCTGCACACGACGACCTGCTGTCCGAGTCTCCGCAGATCCTCATGCGCGAGGAGCTGTGCTCCGGATATCCTGCCACCGTGCGGGCGCTTCAATTCCACCCAGACCAACGTGCCACCGGGAAGCAGCACGATCCTGTCCGGCCAGCCTCGGTTGCTGTCCGGATTAAACTTCACGCACCTTCCACCGCGCGCCTCCACTTGTGCGCGGAGATACTGCTCCACTGACCTCTCAACTTCCTGCATCTGTGACCTCCTTCGCCGCGGGAATCGGGGAATCGGGGAATCCATTTTTCTTACGCGGGTTATACACGAATATAGAAAAATATTTACTACTAATAATTTTACCAGATATATTTTACTCTATATTTTCAGTTCCCCAGTTCCCAAGTAGTTATAAGTAGCATAAACAAAGGATTTTTCTGGGAACCGAAGTGGGAACCGAACCTAAAAAGTCCAGTTCCCACGCCCGTTTCAGTTCCAATTTACGGCTTTTCCGTCATCCGCTCATAGAGTTTCTGCCTGCCATACAAAAAGTCACGGGCTGTTTTCCGCGTGGTCAGCTTCCACCCGGGCATGACGTTAAGCACCTTCGCGGCATGCCTCGAGCTTGGGTTGGAGCCTCCCGCGCCTTTGCTGAGATCCTCGCCGAGCAGCTCGTAGCGGATCTCCGCGATGGTGACCTCGTCGCGCCGGCGCGTCCAGGCGCGCTTCTGCTCGTCGGTGTATCTCAAGCTCGATCCGTTGACCACGGCGCGCCGCTCCTCTTTGGACAGACTATCCCAGTCATCCGGGATGGTCTGCTCCAGATAGGCCTCGATGGTACCTTCCCACTCGTCGCCCTGCGTGTGCTGGGCCTGCGTTTCGGACAGCTGCTCCAGATACTCCGGTTCACTGAACCACGACGGCGTGCCCTTCTCGTAGAGCTGCACGGCTTCGGCCCACAGCTGATCCCGGACGCCGCGCATCCGATCCATACGCGGACCGACGTCGGACTTCCTGGCATGCACATCCACCGGCCAGTAGCGCCGGCCGCCGGTGTTGTCCATAATAAACTCGCGGCTGTTGGTGGAGCCGACGAAGACGCACTGGCGAGGATGGGCGACCTCGTAACGTCCGTAGCTCTCGCGGTAGCGGTCGGTGCGCGCGGCGAAGAACTGCTTGATCGCCTCGTCGTCCGCCTTGCGTGTCGCCGCCATCTCGGAGACCTCGACGATCCACGCGCCGCGCAGGGCCTGCTTGGCGTCCTTGGAGTCGATCTGCGGCAGGCCGTCCTGAAACCACGCGCCGCCGAGGATGTCCGCAAATTGGCTCTTGCCGATGCCCTGATCAGGGGAAACGAGGACGAGGATGGTGTCGAACTTGCAGCCCGGGCGCATGACACGCCGGACTGCCGCGGCCATCCACCGCTTCGCGATCTCGCGATTGAGCGGGGTGTCGTCCGCTCCGAGGTAGTCGGTGAGCATCGTTTCCACACGCGGCACGCCGTCCCACGTAAGGCTGTTCAGATACTCGCGTACGGGGTGCCGGGCGCTCGCTGCCTCTCTGGACACCAGCGCCGTGGCGTCCTGCACCGCGGAGCCGCGGTTGATGTGCCAGACCTTCTCAATGTAGCAGCGCAGTCCGGCGTCGTCGTGGTCGGTCCAGTCGCGCAGGCCCTTCTCTCCTGGCGTCCATGGGAGCGGATCTGTCGCGCAGGACCGCATGGAGAACTCGTTCCAGCCGATGCGCCGGCGCAGGCGCTTGTCGTGCTGAAGGATCAACCGCACGTTGTCAATGGTCGGTTCCGGGTCGGTGCTCTTCGGGCGCATCTGCAGCTGTGCCGTCCAGCTGTCATCCTTGTCATCCGGCCCAGCAACACAGTCATCGTGACCGTCTTGGATCAGTGTCTGATCGTAACCGGCGGCCTCGGCCAGATCCCCGAACGCCTCTTCTGCCTCGGCGTCGCGCTCCGCGGCGAGCTGCCGCTTGACCTCCGGGAGCTCGGCAGCCCAGGCGCACATTGCGCCATAGCTCGGCAGCTTTGTGATGCTCACGCTCGTGTCGGCCCCGTCGTCCTGCTCCGCGAACTTGTGGATGCGGACGAGGTCAAAGGCGTTGCAGCTGTGTCCGCGTGCGGGATCGGTGGCGTGGTTGGAGTAGAGCAGCGTGCCGTCGTTGTAGACGATGGCGCCGCCGGCAGTCGAGCCGGGGAGGTAGGTGTAGCGTCCGGGTGTGGCCGTCTCTTCGTACACATCGGGGAGGAAGGCGTCGATGGCGGCGGGGACGTCGTAGGTCCGGCAGAACAGGCCGACGATGCCCTGCTTTTCCGTCGGATCCGCCGCTTTTGTGCCTGTGGAGCGCACGATCGCGGACTCACGTGCGCTCATGGGCCAGAGGGACACGTCCCTCCAGGCCTCTGACGGGCCGTAGGAGGCGAGCACGGCGTCCACGTCCACGGGGTGTCCCCACTGCACTCTGAGCTCGTACGGGGCGTCCTTGGGCACGCTGGGGTAGTACATGGCGCGGTTAACATCATAGGTGCTGGCGTCCATGGTCTCGATGCCGATCCACTCGGCCACCCGGCGCGCCACTGCGCCATACTCATCGGGCGTCATGTCGCGCGATGTGGGGAGCAGCCAGCGCACGCGCGGCTTGTCCGGGGTGCTGGAGTGCGTGGGGTAGCAGGCGACGGAGAGGTCGTCGTGGATGCAGGTGAAACGCTGCCAGTCGTCCTTCCGGGCGTAATCCCCGTCGAGGGTGAGCAGGGTGCGGCATGCGACGTTCTGCACGAGGCGGCGGCCGTCGGCCAGCCGCGCGCCCACGAAGCAGCCCGGCAGGGCCTTGATGCGGTCGCGCTCGTCCTTGGACAAGGCAGCATATTCTGCCATGGTCTCCGGCGTGCGAATGAATTTGTCGTTCAGGCGCTGCACAAAGGACTCCCACGTCGGGTTTTTGTTCTTCCAGCTCCAGGAGCTGATCTTCTTCGCTTCAGCTATGTACATGACTGTGCCTCCCTGTCATAGCACCGTCCAGCCGGATGTCAGTGCTCATGGTTTCGTGTCCTCCTTTGGCAGGATCTCCGGGTGCTTTACCGCCCATCCCGGGAAGCGGCGGCGTGCCTCCTGCAGCGCCTTTCCGTGCAGTCGGAAAATCTGCGCGTCCTCGTAGTAGATGCCGTACTCCTTCAGGCTCTCACGCACGTCGTCCCAGCGTTTGCAGTCGACGTAGCGCAGGCGCAGGACGGCGCGATGCCGGACGTCCGGCATCGTGGCAATGAAGTCCTCCACCGCGGTGATCCGGCGCACGTAGTCCTGCGTGCGGAGCAGCAGCTCGTCGCTCTGTTCGGCCACGGTGAGCAGCAGGGCGTCCCGGTGTGCGTCTCCGCCGCCGGGGAGCAGGGGACCGTAGGCTGCGGTGATTTTCTCACACTGCGCCCAGAGCGTCCGGAGCAGCGCTTCGCAGCGGGTCTTCTCCACGATGCACGTGCGCACGGAGCGCAGGAAATCGTCGGCATCATAGGCTCGTTGACTCATGACCGCAGCTCCTCCTCGGCGATCCGCCGGTGGCCCCGAAGCCATGCCCATGCGCAGTCCTCGCACAGCACGTCGTGGAACAGATTTTCCGGGGTATAGAAGTATTCATCCCCGACGCAGATATCCCGGCCGCAATCGTCGCACTGTCCCCACACGGGTGCCTCCGGCGGCTCGGCCGGACGTTCGGGCTCATAGGTGTGTCTCATGTCTTTCGCTCCTTTCGTTTCTTCAACGCCTGATGTTTCTTCTCCCTAACGGGCTTTTCATACCCCAGCGCCTTGATTTCTGGATAGCGTTCTGCAAACGATAGACAATCTGGTATAACCGCTGACAGTTCTGCGTCCATCCTTGCCTGATATACGTCCTGTTCCTGCGTTGGCTTGAACGCTTCGGCGTATTCGTCCATTACAGCATTTACGCCGTCAAAGTAGTCCTTGATACGCTTCTCTCCCCATCCTTGACGGTGGAGATAGATCATCGTTGAGTCCAGCATGCGCTGCTGCCCTATGCGTTCGCCTGTTCGGTGTCCCTCGTAGTAGGAGACTTTTAGGCTGTCAATGTGATTGTTCGGCATTTTTACTCTCCAATGCGTCACGTGCCATAGCAAGCGCTTCTTCGTACTCCGTTGGGGAATAGTCCGGTCTGCGGTCGGGTGTCAGGATCTCAATGGCTCGCTCTGCTGTCATCCTGCTTCATCCTCCTGACCTTCTTTATGTTGAGGTAGTAGTCGCGTGCCCTCTCGCGGCAGCGTTCGCAATACTTCCGCTTGTCCCATTCCGGCATCGAGCGTCCGCAGATCGTGCACCGGTGGAGCTCGTGCAGGGTCTTCCTGCGCTCCACGCACTCGCGGTTGTGATAGTCGGCGCAGTTGATGCAGTAATTTTTGTCTGCGCGCTCCGGCTCCCGCGGTTTGCCGCAGATGATGCACAGCCCGGCGTCCCAGCGCTCCTGAGAGCGGCGGCTCTTGAATACTTTATCGCTCATCGTTTGTCCTTCCTCCTTTGGTGCTTCAGATATTTCCAGCCCCATCTTCTGCACGTACTGGATGTCGACACTGAGGCTTGCTTCGGCGCGCCGCTTTTCTATCCGGCGGTCAGTTGTCCTCGATATAATCGAGCGCGGTTGCCCAGACCTGACTCTCCAGAGGCGTCCACGGGCACACGATGCCGCAGCGGTCGAGCGTGCGCTTGATCTTCTCATCACGGCGGCGGGCGAGTCGGTCGCGTCCTCGCGGGATCAGGGCGCACAGTTCGTCGATGAGGATGCTTACATCCGCCAGCTCCTCGATGATCTTATCCAGGCTGTCCGCAGTCGGGTAGCGCCGGCGCTTGCTGATCGCCTGCACGAGCTCGGCACTTTCCTCCTGGGCGAGATCCATAGCGCCGGTGATGCCGTTAAAGACGGCGATGGCGTCAATGGCCCAGGGGGAGTCGTACTCCGGGGTGTAAGGGATGCCAAGCATGTGCTCCAATACTTCGATGGCACGGTCCACATGCGCCGCGGCGAGCCAGCCGCAGCATTTCGCCCGCGGGTCATCCATTAGCTCGGCGAACGCGCAGGCACGGCAGTCCGGGGTGCAACCGCTCTCGCAGCACACCTTTGACAGGAGGTCCTGCATGTAATGGAACTTCGCGTCTAGCGGCGTATCGTTCTTGTACTTTTCCAGTTTGGTGTAGTCTTTCATGTCACTCTTTACCGGCCATTTGGAGATCATGACCTCACTGTAGCATGGGTTTCCGGTCTCCATCAGGCAGTCTCCTCCTTTTTGATATAGTCGCGCAGCGCCTCAAGCAGCGCTGCCTGTGTCGCGTTTTTCCCGCGCAGGGCCTGCATGACCCGCTCATCCAGCGTCCCCTGTGCAACTAGATGGTGGATCACCACGGTTTCTTTCTGCCCGGGTCTCGGGAGTCTGGCGTTCGCCTGCTGATATAACTCCAGCGACCAGGTCAGCCCGAACCACACGATGATGTGCCCGCCGAATTGTAGATTTAAGCCATGGCCTGCGCTCGCCGGGTGGCAGAGCATTATCGGGATCTCACCGTTGTTCCAGGCCTCCACGTCTTTCGGCCCGCTGTAGGCGTGTGCCTGCGGGAATCGGGTGAGGATGCGGTCACGGTCATGCTCGTAGGCGTAGAACACCAGCAAGCTGTTCCCTGCGCTCACGTCCACGAGCTCAGCGAGGGCGTCGAGCTTGGCGTCGTGTATCTCTACCACGTTTCTTTGGTCGTCATACACCGCGCCGGAGCTCATTTGGAGCAGCTTCCCGGCGAGCGTTGCCGCCATGTCTCCGCGGATCGCGGATGTCATCCGCGCCAGCTCCTCGGGCTTGCGAGGGTCGAGCTCGGTAAACCCGGTCTGCTGTTGCAGGAGCGGGATCACCTTCTCCTGTTCCATGCGCCTGTACTTCTTCATCGCGGCGCCGCAGAGCCGCACAGGGATGACGTTGTACACGGGCTCCGGCCAGTCGGGGTTTTTGATGGAGAGGCACAGGTCGCGCAGCTCCCGGTCGATGGTCGCCTTCGCGCCCATGCGCAGCTTCCATTCGTAGACAATGTGCCCCTTGTGCGCGCCCGGCGCGAAGTACCGGGCGCGGTAGTCTCCGATGTGCCGTCCGAGACGCCGTCCGCCGTCGAGCAGGTATACCTGCGGCCAGAGGTCGAGATAACTGTTCGGCGCGGGCGTTCCGGTCAGTCCGATGACGTAGGGCACGGACTGGATCGCCTTCTTGATGCACTTCCACCGTTTCGTGCTCTGGCTCTTGAAGCTGGACAGCTCGTCGAGGATCACCATGTCGAAGCGGTCGAGCGTCCCGCCGAGCTCGTCCATCAGCCACACGAGGTTGTCTCTGCCGATGACGTAGAGGTCCGCGTCAGTGTTCAGCGCCGTGCTCCTCTGCTTCGCCGTGCCAGCGATGAGGGAAGTTCGGATACCCTTTGTGTGCTCCCACTTCCTGCATTCTTGGCACCACACGGTCTCGGCGACGTTCTTCGGTGCGACTACGAGGCAGCGACGGACCGTGAAGTCCTCCCATAGGTGGTAGGTCAGCACGGTGAGGGCCGTTACTGTTTTGCCCCTAGCCCAAACCCATTCCGAGCAGAAGCGCACAGTGGTCGTGCGCCATGCAGAAGTTGTAGGCTTGCTGCTGGTGCGGGTAGGGTTTGTAGATCATTGGGCATCACCTCTTTTCCTACCGAAATTTGGGTCATGCTCTGCGTGCCATTTATAGATCATTGCGTCTTCGCCTTCTTTCGCCGCTGATACTCTCGGGCTTTCTCCCGGCAGCCGGGGCAGAGGGAGTGATCGTCATCCTCTGGGAGCTTCGTACCGCACTGGCCGCACATGTGGCGGGACAGACGGTAAGAGTATCGGCGCAGGTTGTCGTCCCGGTGAACGATCTGGCAGCGCCGGCAGAGCACGCGCCCCTCGGGGTCATCGTTCGGCTTTCCGCACTGCACGCAGCAGCCGTTGTCCTTGCACTTCTGCTGCCACTTGCGCTGGCGGTGGTTTGCTCTCTCGATCGTCATTGTTTCCACTCCCTCAGTAGTTTTTGCAGAAGCACCCACAGCGGCTTGCAAGCCCACCACAAGGCGCGGTCTTGTGCCGTTGTCCCGCGCCCGGTCTCGCACATAGCGTCCTCAAGCGCGTCCGCAAGGCGTATCAGCGTGTTACGGGTCATGCTTCATGCCCTCCAACGCTATATTCCGCAATCGCTCCAAGCAAGTCAGCGCATCGTTGAATTGCAGGCAAGTCCAGTCAAAATCCGTTTCATCGTCAGTTGTTTCGCCGTCAAAGTATTTCTTGCAGTACAGTTCTTTTGCAATCTCAACAGAGCGCAAACCGTTGTCAATCAATTCGTCAACCGTCATTGTTGCCACCACGCAGCAGTTCTTCGTAGTACGCCGCTTCTTTTTCCAAATGCTCCACATACTCACGGTCTGCCTTTTCAATATAATGCCTGTCAACGTAGCACCCTTGAATTGTTCCGTCCTTATCCTCATACTGCAAGCGGTTATCCCAACCGTCACCAAACAATCCACAACATTCGCCAGAATCGTTTTCGTTGTTCCAACTGTAAAACAACGGGCATTTGTTACACTTCATCGTCTTTCCTCCGTTCGCCGTCAGCGTATTTGCGTTTCTTCCGATAGCACACTTTGTCGCCCTCAACGAATATTTCCATTTCATCGCCAGCCTCTATTCCAAGAATCGCGCAAACGCCTTTTGGAATCACCACGCGCCCTAAATCGTCAACTCGTCTGCAATCAGCCATCTTGCACCTCCATCTTCGCGCCGCAGTTGGGGCAGTAGTTAAAAGTATACGATCCCAAACTGAATCCGCACACAGAACAAGTGGAAAGCGGAGAATCCTCAACATCAATCCACCGCCCCCGCACCACAGGCGCAACATCGGCGGCGGGAATCTCACTTATCCTCCGCGCCAGTTGCGGTCTGTAATCAGGCTCTACTTCTTTCAAAACCAAGTCTAGCTCGATATATTTAGCCATCGTTAGACCTCCTGTATTGTCTGCCCCGTTTTGATAACCGCACCAATCGTGCCGCATTTGCACTCAATGTCTTTGAGCAAGGTGGTTTCGGGGTAAACGCCAACCCAGCGATGCAAGCACTTTAGGCAAATCAACTCGGCTACTTCGTGCGGCATAGCGTCCTCAATGTGCAACAGTTCAGCCATCGTCAGCCCTCCGTTCGCCACGCGACGTCAGCGGTCTGCACGCCGAGTCGCAGCGCCTCCTGGTGATCGTTTACGAACACGTCAATCGTGTGACCGTGCACGCCGGTGTCCTCGGCAATGTACACATGTCCGTTGATGCACACCTTGCTGCCCAGCGGGATGACGTTCGGGTCGACGGCCACGGTGCGCCCCTCGGTGGCGGTCGCGCCGGTCGCGGTGATCCCGTTCGCCCACTGCCCGCAACACTTCGTGCAGGGGCAGTAAAACGTGAGCCGGAACGTGCCGCTGCCGTCCCACCCGGTCGCGTCGCACACCTCGTCATACGCAAACTGCAGGTCGTCGGACTTGTTCTCCAGCGCCTCGTGCTCCTGCTCCAGCGCCGCGATCCTGCTCCGCGCCTTCTGCAGCTCCGCCTCGGTGCGCATGATCTGCCCGGTGAGCACGTCTTTGTCGTCCTCCAGTGCCAGTACCTGACGCATCAGCAGCTCGCCGTTGCGCTTTGCCTGTCCGTACCGGACGCAGTACACCGTGGTGCCGGTCAGCAGGATCGCGCACGTCACGAAGCTGCCGAGCGCGGCGATGATCGCGCTGTAGTGTTTT